CTAATTGTTGATTGCCCATTCAAAATCGTCAGCGATCTTGATTTGGCGGTTCTTTGTGACGTGGAGATAGATCAGTTCTGTAACTTTAGAATTGCTCTTATGCCCGATTCGTGCCTGAATTTCCGGCAATCCAACTCGTGGATTAGAAGCAAGTAACGATACATGGGTATGGCGTAAACTATGTGGAGTAAGATTGGTTGGCAATTCAGCATTCGCAAGAACCTTCTTCATATAGTCTCCCACCCTTGTGACTTGAACTGGATATCCAGGATAAGACGGACACCAAAAAACAAAATTATCCTTTGGGTTAAACTTTTTGGCAGAAAGGCGTTCATCCTTTTGCGATTCCTTCAATAATCCGAGAGCCTTGGCTACAGTATCTCCAAAGCTTACAATGCGTTCGCTTTGTTCATTCTTTGGAGGAATAAAGGAATACTTAAGAACGCTTGTACCGTAAAGCTGTTTGTTTACATCAATCGTTCGTGCATCAAAATCAATATCGTCCCATTGAAGTCCTGCTGCTTCACTGATTCGTAAGCCTGTGTAGGCTAGTACAATGAAAAAAGCCCACATATTGGTTGTAAGCATAAATCTGGCTAATTGTAGAAATTTTTTTAGTTCGTCCTTCTCAAGAAATTTGGGGAGGACTTGCCTTTTTTCTCCCGCTTTCCGTGCCTTTTTTTTCTCCTTTGGTATAACTGCATCAGCGGTTGGATCGAACTCGATCAAGCATTTTCGTTTAGCGTGTTCATACATAAGAGATGCTGCTGTGTGTATAGTGGTAATAGTACTGCGGCTCTTACCTTCTTCTTTTAGTTTATAAAGGAAATCCTGATATTGACTCGCGGTCACGTCTGCAAGCGCAAAGCCACCAAATTGCTTCAACAGAACACTTAGCCCATACACGCGACTTTTGATCGTGTTGCCAGCTGGCTCTCGCTCTATGATATATGCTTTAAGCCAAGTCTGACTCCAAGTCCTTACTGTTAGGTCGTCTGTGTATTTCAACTTTTTCTGTATCTTTTTCGCCTCGATCAAGATTCCAAAATCAACTGCCTCTTGAATTGTATCAAATCTAGGCGACTCCATTTCTTTACTGCTTTTCTTCTCCTCCCCATCAATGAATTTGGTAGTGGGAATGTAGTAGCGATAAGTATACTTGCCATCACGTTCCCTTACATTTGTTGGTATCTTCCTTTTTGTGGAACTTCCTTTCTTTTTCACATTTTTGACTCCTTTCCTTTAGAAATATAAGAACATACGTTCTTTTTGTGGGTATATTTAAACAGCCTTGCAGCTGGAAAGCACAAAGTTATATGTGAAAATTATGAAGTTGTTTCGGAATGCCGCAGCGCAGTAAATAGTCTTCGTGCGTTTCCCCCGGCTCCGGTTCCACGGAATATGTCAGTAGTTTTACAGCAAAAAAGTTGGCTTGCCGTTCGTATTTCCCGACTGCAAAAAAGGTGTGCTCATCTAACCAGAATTGGCTTAAACCTGAGTGTAGACGGTCGTGTCCAAGCTCGTGAGCACATACTACACGCTGCCATTCATCAGACAGACCATTATGGATACAAATAAATCGTCTTCGCAATTTACGGTAATACAGACCGCGAGTCCCTTCATCGAATTCCACATGGCGGATTAATATGTTAAGCCCCTTGGCAATGACAAAGGGGTCGTTTGTTTTGAATCGTTTAACAAGCTTGTGAATAATATCGTCCAAAACATTCACCTACTCTTTGTCGTCCTTCGAGGCACCTTTCTTCTTTTTTCCATAAGTCTTTTTATTCAGTTCCTTGGCTTCCCAAAAAAGCCCAGTGAGCATATCCATGACTCTCTGACGCTTCTCTCCCTCAATAGGAACACCGTCAAACAAAATTGGTTGGTCTTCTTCAAGCATCTGCTTAAAGTCAGCTACGTCCTTGGATGTCGCCCATTCAGGAATTAACTGCGTATCTTCGCCTTCATCAACAGTAAAATAATCCAAAGGCTTGTTGAAATAATTAGCTATTAATTTTAACGAATCTATTTGAGGGTGTTTTGTTTGTCCCGTAAGTATTTTAGTGACACCGGTGTAGGAGACGCCTGTTTCCTTGGCAAGACGGTATTTAGTAATTCCACGTTCATCCATCAATTCCTGGATTTTATCTGCTAACTCCACAACAGCAATGCCTCCTATATATCTCAATAGTGTTATATCTCTATGAAGTTATAATAAAACACAAAAGGGAGATAAGTCAAGTATTTCGAAGAGAGCAGGAGAAAAAAGGTCATTATATAACACTATCGGGTTATATCGTGCGTTGATTATAATCCTATAGAGTTATAGTATGTGTGTAGGAGGTGAACGCAGTGGGACAAGCAATTGAAGAAAATGTGCAGAGGTTAATTGATGCAAAAGGCTGGACAATCTACCGTCTCTCTAAAGAGAGTGGGGTTGCAGTATCTGCATTGTACAACATAGGGAAGAAAAAGCAAGGTCCATATGCTGAAACGCTAGTAAAGCTCGCTGATGCTCTTGAATGCACAGTTGATGAATTGGTCAGATGCTAAAAAAATAATATTGCTACAGGAGGGTGAGCTTTGACGAATGTTGATTTAAAGCCAACGTTGAATGTTATTGACGCTGCAAATTATCTAAATGTCAGCAAATATACTGTGATCAATCGTATCAAACAAGGTAAGTTAAAAGCCTATAAACAAGGTCGGGTATGGAAAATTAAAAGAGAATGGCTTCTTGAATATGAAAATGATCTACTCAAACAAATCGCATAAACGAGAGGAGACTTATCTTGCAAATTGACATCAACAAAATCAAAGTCAATGACCGAATCCGAAAAGACTTTGGTGGAATTGAAGAACTGGCCCGAGATATAGAACAAAATGGACTCATTAATCCTATTGTAGTAACACCGGATTTTCAGTTAATTGCTGGAGAGCGGCGACTAAGAGCACATCAGTTTCTAGGTCGGAAAGAAGTAACGGTCAGAGTCATGGAAATAAAGGATTTTGAACATCAACTACAGCTTGAGATCAGCGAAAACGAACATCGCAAGGAATTCACGTTTAGCGAGCGAGTCGAGTGGGCGCGGAGATTGGAGGAGGTTGAACGTCTAAAGGCCAGAGAACGGATGGTTGGCGGCAAGGAAAATTTACCTGACCAACCAACCGGACAAGTACGGGACATTGTAGCGGATCAAGCAGGCTTTGGTTCCGGTAGGCAGTATGACAAAGCGAAGTTTATTGCGGAAAATGCTACTCCTGAAATCATTCAACAGCTTGATGAAGGTTTGATCAGCACTCATAGGGCATTTGTAGAAACCAAAGCTCGGCTCGAAGCTGCTGTGCGTGAGGCAGAGGAAAGAGCAGAGCAGGCAGAGCGGGACAAGCTTGAGTTACAAAGACAGTACAAAGATGCCATTCCTGCTGATCAACTTGAAGATGCAGTATCTGCTGCTGTAGAGCGTCATGAGGAAGAAACGGGCATTTTCATTCGTCAAAAGGAAAAAGAGGCAGAAGCACAGCTCAAGCAACGCGATGAATATTGGAAAAACAAACTCAATGATGATTTGGAAAAAGAACGTTTAAAAGTTGAACAATTGAAGAGTGGCTACCAAAGAGCTAAAGAAGAACTTGAGAGTATCAAACTCCAGAAGCCAGACGACTTCAACGAACAGGAGGCCGCTGCTCAAATGAAGAAGCTTCGCTTTGAAGCGGACAGCAACACGATCCAAGTGAGTATCCATGTGAAACAGTTTCTGCAAAAGGTTGGAATTACTTCGTTCATGTTGGGGGCAATAGGCAGTGCAAGTAGCTCTGAAAAGAAACGGTTGTCTGAAAGTTTGGATATGTTGGAAGCCTTCATTGAACAACTTCGTCCAGCCGTTAACGGTAGAAAGGTGGTAGAAAAATGACACTAATTAATCCTAATCAGCAGCCAGATTTTTTGTCTGTAGTTGAAAAGCAAATGCAACTGACAGAAGCCCAAGGCATGGCAATTAGAGGCCTCGTAGACGGTATTAAGCAAATGCATTTGGATGTAACTGAAAAAGTGGAAGAAGTTCAGATGATGGTTCAAGAGGTTCGGGACAGTGTAACGCTGACGGATGCTGAATGCTATCAGTTACAGGATGCAGTAAGAATTAGGTCCATTACTCTCACAAAAGATCGTTACAAGGAGACAGATGGAAAATTTAACGAAACGGTCGGAAAATATCGCCGCATGATTTGGAGTAAGTTGAAAGTTTTGTTCTCAGTCGCGAAGTACAGTCACATCCGGCGCATTGATTTTGATGATTCCATTTACTTCGTTAAAGACTTTCGTCCAGAAGACTATATCTAAGGGGTGAATGATTATGACTCTACCGGAATTGGCTCGTATCTGGTTCGAAAACGAATTACAGCATGCCATTATCGTTCGTAATATACAACGCAAGAGCAAGTCAAAATGAGTAGCAAAATGCAAACCATTTACTCTATTCCTATTGTGGATGATGAAGGCTTCAAATTTACATTGGATCAACCAGCAGACTCGCTTATAGCCGCTGTATTACTCATGCATCGTTGGTTGAATTGTCAACATTCGGTAGATATTGAGATGCTACAGCTGACAGAGCAGGATAAGAAAAAGCTTTCTCTTCAAAAGGAAAAAGAAATAACTGAACAAAAGCTTCGGGCCATTTATAAAACTCAATATGCTATTACAGATAGTCCATGGCCTAATCACGTTTGTATTCAGAAGATGAAACCTTTGAAGGAACAAGCAAGGCAATTGAAGGCTAAAATATCCGAACTTGAGGCGGAGATATGGAGCTGAGAGAGTTGGAAGATCATAAACGATCTAGAGTGCTTAGAGCGCAATTACGTGAGTTATATGAGGACAGCATTGACGCTGTCAAATTCGGATTACCGACTGACGAAATTCATGCTCAAATAGATTTGCTTACTGCTGAATTAAGTGAACTTGAGGAATTTAAAAATGAAGAATATGAAGGGCTAGAGGCTCCTAAGTCATCAGGATACAAGATATCTGGTAAAAAAATAGGATGCTGCAAGCATTGTGAAAAAGAAGTCTTTGAAGGACAAAAAATTCCTAATCCAAAAGAAGAAGGACTTTTCTGTAATTACTATTGCCGTAAGTTATACCGCAAAAGAAACGACAGAGAAGCCCAGAAAAACAACCGTGCTACCAACACGATCACTTTATAAACATTTCAACGGCAGTATATCACGTATTTTAAAAATTGAAAATAGGAGCGTAATAATATGAATTTAAATAATTTGGTAAATGATGCGATGCAAACTATTCAAAAAGACGGGTTTGTTGAGCAGGTCATTAAAAAGCAACTTGAGACTACTATCAAAAAAGTGGTAGAAGAGTATTTTGGCACTTACGGAGATTTTCGTAAAGAGCTAGAAAATCACGTAAAAGAGCAGTTGCAAATTGATATGAAAAAATTGGGTATCGGCGGATACAATCTTATGGTTTTGAATGAAGTTAAATCTCAGTTGAATGCCGCTCTCCATATTCAAGGTGTTCAAAAAATTAAAGAAAACATTGAACAAATGCTTGTTGGTATTAAACCTGAATACAAGTTGTCTGAATTGATTGAAGCAATGAAGAAAGATGAGAATGATCACCATGAACGAGATGGTGAAAAAATATCTTTCATTTTGGAAGGCGAGGAGGATGGGTATCGTCACATCTATTTTGATCCAGAAAGCGAAAGTAGAGATTCGTGGGGTTCTGAAAAATCAAAGTACAGATACAAATATCAACTCCACTTGGACAAAGAATGACACGTCTATGACTCTAAAATTGATGGTCAAAACCTTTCCAATAACAAAGATATTATGACATCGTTCTACCATTTTGAAAAGTTGATGTTCCAAATTTTTGCGACTGGAGCCAAGGTTATCGTGGATGAAGACGAAGTTGATACTTATTACGGCGAAGAATATTAATTGAGGGTTAAGGAGTGGCTGCATTGTCTCTACAAAAACAATATACGCTCGGAGAGCTTTATAGTCTTGCGGATCAATGCAGTCATGATTACCCTGCTACCCTGGCTCGCAAGATTGAATTGTTGACCGAAGTCCAGATTCTCCTAGGGCGCAAGTCAGCTGAGGCCGTAAGGGATTATAAGAAGAAATATGCTGAGAGGAAACGCGTTTATGCTGAAGCGTATATTGCAGCAAAGAACCTAAGGGAGCAGCGTGCGGAATTGGCGGTAATTGAACTTCGCGTCCAAGAAGCAGATGCAGAAGCTGATAAGGTCCGCTGGAGTAATGCTGTAGAAAGTAATGACCAGGTAATAAACTCTTTAAAATACAGTCTAAAGGTGTTGCTGGCGGAGTATGGAAGCTCCGCCAGCGGGATTAGATAATATCCGGGGTGAGTGAAATGGACAAAAATAGTATTTGCTTGTGGTGTGAACATACTTCTGAGGATGTAAACCACATAAGATTCGTAGACTTTACGGGTACAGGATATGGAATTTGCCAGCTGTGCTACTGGAGGTTAGAGGACGATGGTTTTATGGAACCTAACCCTCGTAGAAGACCTGTAAACATAATAAAAAAGATACCTGTTTATTCTAAAGCTTTGATTCCTAAGGAAATGAGGAAATTGGTACTAGAAAGAGATTGTTACAAATGCCAATATTGCGGGAGAGAAAAGGGACTAACCATCGACCATGTGATTCCTGAATCAAAGGGCGGACCGACTGAGCTTCATAACCTGATAGTTGCTTGTAAATCATGCAATTCCAAGAAGGGCGTTAAAGATGCTGAAAATATGAGAACTGCTATTCAGAGGATTGATACAGATGGCTGAGATTAAATGGATTAAGCTCAGCACCGGCATGTTTGACGACGAAAAAATAAAAATCATTGAAGATATGCCCGAAGCTGACACGATCATTGTTATATGGCTCAAGCTAATGACTATGACTGGCAGATCCAACATGGGCGGTTACATCATGCTAACCGAAACTATTCCATACACAGAGGACATGTTGATTTCAGTGATCAAGAGGCCGCTGCCAGTTATAAAAATGGCTCTATCCATCTTTGAAAGATTTGGGATGCTAGAAGTATCTGAGCAAGGAGCTTTCTTTCTACCTAACTGGGAGAAGCATCAGAATGTAGACGGGATGGAGAAGGTCAGGGAACAAACTAAAAAGAGGGTTCAGAAATACCGCGATAAGCAGAAGCAGTTTGGTTCAGGTGAAGCGAATTACCATGTTACAGGAAACGCTACTAGTAACGTTACAGTAACGGTCGGTAACGAAACAGATAAAGAATTAGATTTAGAACTAGAAAAAGAAAGTTGTTGTTGCTTAACTCCCGAAACTGAAATCAAATCCGAAGATGAGGGGATACCGTCTTCCCGACAGGATACCGTTCCTGTCACTCCTGAAACAGATGCCGACTCTGGACAGGATGAAATATCATCTGCGGATATGGATTATCGCAACGCTGTTGCTACCAAATACCTTCAGCGTAGGGGGAAAGGGTTAATGATCAGCTTGAAAGATGAGTCTGTTATAAGCAAGTACATCGCTGACAATATACCGCTCAAAACGGCGCTTGACGGAATCGACAAAGCTTTCGATGATTTCAAACCAAGTCCAAAGAACAAGTATGACGGTATAAAGAGTCTAAATTATTGTACAGACCTCATTTATGCACTTCATGCCAGTCGGGATACTGCGATGGAAAGCAAGAAGTCCATCGAGACAGAAGTTCAAGGACAATCCGATCAGACTGAACTGGTAAGCGAATATACCAAATCTGACATCCAAAGCATGCTTGCAAAACTGAGGGCTAAACAGGGAGGTTGATGCCATATGGAGAGCTTCGGTAAAGAACTAAAGGCATTAATACCCGCTGGTTTTGCTAAAAGACAGGCTGCGGCGCTTGAACATCTTGCAAACCACCCTGAGGTTCAGCGATTAAAGAATGAATTTCCTGAACAAACCGAGGATCTGACCGAACCAAAAAGATATAGAGATCTGTCACAGCATATATCCTATTGCGATAAATGCAGCGAGTGTCCGGGTTTACTGGATTGCCAGAACGAACAGAAGGGGCATACAAGCGTTGCAGAACCTAGCCCGACCAAAGGTGATGAACTGGTCTTTCGACTTCGAAAATGCCCATTGTTGGCTGCTTACGAAAGGGAACAAGGGATAGGTCAGAGGATCAAGAGCCACTACATCCCGGCTCACATCCTGAATGCCACCTTTGAAGACATTGAACCTGACCCGCAGCGGATATCTGCAATTGCGGCGGCAATAAACTTTTGTGATGAATTTGTACCAGGTGAAACAACAAAAGGTTTGTACTTTTACGGTCAAATGGGTGTAGGCAAAAGTCGTATTGTTGGAGCCATTGCCCAAGAGTTGGCTAAGCGTGACGTAAGCGTACTGATGGTCTATGTTCCTGATTTTCTACTGGAGGTCAAGGATGCAATTGGCTCAAATACAGAGACTGTTGAAAGCAAACTTGATGCTTTGAGAACTGTTCCTGTGTTGATATTGGACGATATCGGGGCCGAGTCATTAACGACTTGGACAAGGGATGAAGTCCTGGGACCAATACTTCAACGGCGGATGGAACGCCTAACGACGATCTACACATCGAATTTAACCATGAGTGAGCTGAAACAGCATTTGGTGAATGTGAAAGACAGCAAGCCGAGCGAACAGAAACAGAATGACAAAAAAGCGGCCCGGATCTTTGAGCGAATAGAACCATTTGTAAAGATACTGCCGGTGGGTGGTAGAAATAGACGGAGGGATTAACGGTATGTGTAGAGCATGCGAAGACACAAAGGTTGCATACAGTTTCATTGGCTCCATGATGATACTAGGTCCATGCCCAGAATGTAACCCAAATGCCAAGAAGGACACGGTAAAGGAGGACGGACCATATGAATATAGTAGTGGACAGCGCTCTATTAGCTGAGGCTTTAGAAGATGCCAGTAAGGCGATTTCAACAAAAGTAATAATCCCTATATTGAGCTGTTTTTTGATCGAAGCCACGAAGGACAGGCTTACTGTTACTGGTACCGATGACCGAGCAACTATTCAATCCTATGTTGAGGAAAACATAGACATCAAAGAGACTGGTTCGGCTGCTCTGCCCAAAGTTCTATTAGATATTCTCCAGAAGATCAATGGGAAAATAGAACTGCAAGTTAAAAATGGGAATCAAGTCACCATAAAGTCACGGAATAAGGAAATTGAGATTACTGGAATGCCTCCAGAAGAATATCCTGCTCCTCCAGAGATAAATGAAAATGAGTTTGTTGAGATTAAGGGAAAAGACTTAAAAAATTTGATCAAAAAAACAGTTTTCGCGGCTGATATAGACGGAAAATCACACCCTATCATTACAGGGGTAAACGTTATCCTTCAGAGCGGGAAAATTCAAATGGTGGCAACGAACCGACACCGATTGGCCCGTGCTGAGAGAGAATTTGATATTGGAAATATCGGCACGGCTGTTATTGAAGCTAGAGGAATAATTGAGTTACAGAAGATCGTAAATGACAACGATGAAGTAGAATTCGGTTTTTCCAAGTCTTCTGGCGGAGAAGTAATATATGCGTTCGCACGAACAGAAAGATTTATATTTTATTCTCGTGTTCTAGAAGGGATTTACCCTGATACAACCCATGCTATGGCTATTAAAGCAGTTACCGAAATACAAGTGAATCGGAAAGAACTGATTGAATCATTGGAGCTTATTTTTACATTAGCGAAAGAAGAAAAAAACAACGCTGTTACACTCTCAGTTACAGAAAAAGAAATTAACATTCGAGGTAAGGGAAAGGAAACGGGTAAGGCAACAGAAAGCATAACACCAATCAGTTTCAACGGAGAAAATTTCAACCTGACGTTGAATGCAAAATATGTGCTGGATGCATTGAAGGTCTTAGAAAACGATGTAATTACACTCGGGTACACTGGTTCTTTAAAGCCTCTCACTCTTCGGAGTGACGAGTCCAGTTTCTACATTGTTCTTCCTTATAGGGTGGCTGGATAAGATGAGTAAATATAATGCCAAAAAGGTCATTGTCACGGAGGACGGAACGTTATTTGAGGAATGGATCGTAAAAAGGTATGAACTAGATGTGATAGGTACTCTCTTTGATAGCAAAGCAGAGGGAGAGTATTACCAAGAACTCCTTCGTCAGCGCAAGTATGGAGAAATCAAAGACTTCAAGTGCCACCCTGTATTTATACTACAGGAGAAACCAAAAGTGACCTACATTGCTGATTTTCTGGTCACTAATCTGGACGATACTCAGCGAGTAATAGATATCAAGGGTGTAGAGACATCGACATTCCGCGTCAAATTGAAATTATTCCAAGCAAAATATCCGACTTTGCCTATAGATATACTCACTAAAAAACGAGGAGAATTCATTCCGATCAAGCAGTTCAAGAAAGAAAAAGCGGATCGGAAACGAGCTATCAATAAACTTTTAAAACAAGCAGAAGGAGAGAGGAAAAATGTCAGGACTATCCGGAATGCAAGTAAAATTCACCGTATTAAAAAATGAGGATATCAATAAATACCTTGATGAACGTGAGAAAAGTGATCTATCTCGTATTTTGTGGAAGGTTCAGGAGCTGCGGCTTCTGGATGGAAAGCCTCCACTTAATACGTATCTGGTAGTTAACACAGACGAACCATATGCCACTGATATAGTTCGTATCATGCAAACTAATAACCATTGGGGGCCAATAAGTGACTCAAATCAAGCGGAGATGAAATTTGAGGGTAATGCGCTTATTCTTTCGGAAGCGGAGGAGGAGATAAAATGAAACACTCCCAAAATGAAATTGAACGTCCAGAAGTAACACGACGGATCATAGAATTGCTGGACAAACAAAATGAGAAAGGCCTCAAGAAGTATGGAACCACAATAGACCAGGTATCAGATATGGCCTATGACTGGAAGCTTATGGCGCTGGAGGAGGCAATTGATCTTATTCAGTACCAGCAGAAAGAAATCATGCGACTCGAAAGGCTGCTTAACCCAATCTGAGGATAAACAAAAGGAGCACAGAGGTCATACTTCCTCTTGCTCCTCAACAAATAAATCTTCAATGGAAATATTAAGTGCTTTTGAGATCGAGAATAAAATATTTGCTTCGTGACGCTCGTTTTTGTCGAAACGACTGATAGAAGCTTGCGGAACTCCACTAAGTTCAGATAGTTGATTTTGGGTCATATCCCTTTCTTTCAAAATGTTTGTCAAATTGGGACGCACCCTAACAACCTTAGCCATGATATCACCTCAATACAATGCATTATACGATGTTGTATATTTTTTATCAATATCTATTGACTGAATATGCAAACTCGTATATTGTATATTGCATATAAAATGGAGGCGCTGATTATGAGAAAAACATACAAGCAATGGGTATTCTGGCAAGACGGGTTTTGGGAATTCGAGTGGAACTTCATCCTACTTACAATTTGGATCAAAGAATTAAAAACTCGTCTGAGCGAGTATAAACAGGTCATTAAGCTCAGAGCGTTCACCGGGATCATTCGGTGAGGTTGGCACAAGCCAAGATCAGTTAAGGAAACTTTTCCTACGCTGAATGATTCGATTACGCAACACTGTATCCGAACGAGCAACCTTGTATTGGAACCGAAAACATATAGGAGGGCGGATATGACGAAACAAGAGGCTGACGAATTTACCACAGCTTTGTCGGAACGATACGCTCAGATTCAGAAATATAACTCTCATAACAATGAATTGCTGAGTTTGTGGGAAGAAGTTATTGAAACCTTACCATCAAAATTAAAGAGTGTGTTTGAAGAAAAATACGATCACCTTGTAAGGGAGAGTAGTTCGTGAAAAAGCTCGACTTGAACAAGCTTGATGAAGAACCTATTGAAGTACAGCAGGCCGTGGCCTTCTACGCATCCCATACGATAAATAAAGTGCGTGTAACAACGAAAGAAAGATATAATCATTATTCCATTTTAGAGGAAGCTGGCTTGCTTGAACCTCTAAAATCCGTAGTGGAGCCGTAGTGGTTTAGGCTCAAAATATAAGCATAAGCAAAGGAAAAACGAATTTAAATTGTCGGAAAGGTGGCGAGGGGAATGTCCCATCAAACATTTTGGAAGCCGGAGAAAAAGCCAAAGCAAAAGAAGGCTTACAGCAGCCTTGGACAACGGAAAAAGGATAAAAAACCTGTTCCTGAATGGAAGAAAGATATTCTCTCTCACCACCAGTCACGGCCTAATACCAAGGAGCGTGGAGAATTCCCGAAGGATGTAATTGCGGAACTGATTGCTGATTCAAACGGAATATGTGAATGTTGCAAAGCCGCCGAAGCCACGACTACTCATCACGTTTATCCGCGCGGGAGAAACGGACGAGGAGTCAAGACAAACGGCCTGCGGCTCTGCTGGCCTTGCCATGATCGAATACAAATAAATGAAGAACTTCTTCAATTTTGGATATCGGCATTCCGTGATAAATACGGCGATTACTTTTGGTTCGATGAACAGGATTGGGAAGAGCACAACCGTAAACTGGCGGCGCGGCAACGTGTGGAATTCGAGAAAAAAGAACGCTTGGAGAGCATAAAGCCAGTCGTTGAACTGATTACTTCAGCGACAGGGCGAACTTTGAAAGTTAAAGAAGTGCGTTTGCTGGAGTCTATGGATGATAAAGAAATGCTTGTTTTTACAAATATGATATCCGATGCCTTTAACAATTTCAGCAAACCAGCTCCATCTTATGGTTACGGAGAGCGCTTTGAGGATTAAATATATAGCCCCCAAGGGCAGAGAGGACAGGCCCAGGGGATAAGAAGGAGGGAACAGCACATTGGAAGATCCAGTTAATATAATTTCTCTGTCAGGAGGCAAAGACAGCACGGCGCTATGGCTGCTTGCTTGCCAAAGACTTGAACCGCATATTGCAGTCTTCGCAGATACGGGCAATGAGCATCAACAAACCTATGAATATATTGATTATCTGGAAAGAGAGATTGGCCCGATCCGCCGCATCAAGGCAAATTTCAGCGCGCAAATAACCCGTAAGCGAGAATGGGTGCAGACGAAATGGCGCGAAGAGGGGATATCCGAAACAATCATTGAGCAGGCTTTGTCTGTACTGCATCCAACAGGCAATCCGTTCTTGGATATGTGCATTTGGAAAGGAAGGTTCCCCAGCACAAAAGCACGTTTCTGCACTGTGGAGTTGAAGGTAAGACCTTTCTTCGACCAAGTATATTTGCCTCTCCTGGAGCAAGGAAAGCGCATTGTGAACTGGCAAGGTATACGAGCACAGGAAAGTCTTGCGCGATCCCAAATGCCAGAACGGGAGGAAACACCGGAAGGATATGAGATATACCGTCCGCTTATTAATTGGACAGTCGAAGACGTATTTACAATGCACGCCAAACACAACATTGAGCCAAACCCGTTGTACAAGCTGGGAATGGGTCGTGTGGGGTGTATGCCATGTATAAACGCAGGCAAAATGGAGCTGTTTGAAATAGCCCGTCGCTTCCCGGAAGAAGTGGAGCGGATCGCCCAGTGGGAGGAAATCGTAAAGCTGGCTTCCAAGCGACATGGTGCATCATTCTTCGCAAGTTCGGACGGGGAACAAATTTGGGATAAGGTCGAATGGTCGAAGACGGTTCACGGGGGGAAGCAAATAGATTTGTTCAAGACTCTGGCATTCGATGATGTACCTGTTTGCTCCAGCCAGTACGGACTATGTGAATAAGGAGGGAACAGCCCTCCATAAGGGGGATAGACAAAAATATGAAAGCACCACGCATATTACATTATCCAGGTAGCAAGTGGAGCATGGCAGATTGGATTATATCTAATATGCCAGCTCATACAACATACCTTGAGCCTTTCTTTGGTAGCGGGGCGGTGCTTTTCAACAAAGAACGCTCTAAATTGGAAACGGTGAATGACCTGGATGGGGAAGTGTCCAATCTATTTCAAATAATTCGGGACCAACCGGATGAGCTGGCCAGACTCATTCACTGGACTCCATATGCCAGGGCTGAGTATTACAAGGGCTACGATTCCGAGGGTTCAGACGTTGAACGTGCAAGGAGGTTCTTGGTGCGTTGCTGGATGGCACGCGGAGGAAAGACAAGTGACCGGACCGGATGGCGGCATATTATTGACCTGAACGCACCTCACCCGGCAAAGGACTGGCAGTTACTGCCTGACAAGATCATGACTGTAACCGACCGACTGCGTGGAGTGCAAATTGAGTGCCAGCCTGCGGAGAAGTTGCTAGAGCGTTACAAGCGTCCGGAAGTCCTGATTTATGCAGATCCGCCTTACTTACTGTCAACCCGAAGCAAGCGGATGTACAAGTGCGAAATGAATGATGCGGACCATGTTGCCTTACTTGAAACGTTGCTAAAACATCCCGGTCCGGTCCTACTTAGTGGGTATGATCACCCTATGTATGAGGAAGCTTTGAGAGATTGGCGACGGGAGACGAAAACGGTTAAAGCAGAAGCGGGACGGATCCGGACCGAATCACTTTGGATCAATCCTATTGCTGCGGGTCAGGTTGGTCAGATGTCACTATTTTAAGGGGGATACACCCCCTACTACCTATAAAGGAGAGATATACATGTCCAGACAAGTGAACCCGGATTTATATGATCTTTTGAGAGAGCGTGAAACTGGACTGTACACGCAAAACTTTGAAAAAAACCAAACAGTATTCGCATATGTTCATTTAGACTACAGTGACGTTGCTGGTTTTGTAGACTTGATGGGATATGATTTTTTATGTGAAGGCGGCTATGATGCAAAGATTTGCCCGACTTCCGTCTGCATTGAAATTAACGATGTTATAGGGTATTTCGGCAATGAATTGTCGGATTACAAGAATTGTTTCGATGAAGATGACTGGGAACGCTATGAAAGAGAAATTGCAATTATGGAGGCATAACAGCCTCTTACCCTATACCCCTATATAAGGAGCGAACAAGGAATGAAAAATATTAACGAGGTGCTTCATAAGCTGGCAGAGACCAGATTGTCATGTCCAACTTTTATCATAGATGAGCTTGAAAGATTATATTACGAGTCGGACGAAAACGGCATGGCTACCGCTCTATTGGAGGCAGACCTATTAGCTACAAAAAAAGAGCTAGCAGAGAAGGACCGGACAATAGCCAAACTGACCAAAGATAACGATGTTGTGTTAGAGCAGTCCATGCGGGAGTTAGCAGCAGCGGAAAAGAACTGGCGCGAGAAGGGCGATGAAAATCGCAGGCTTCGTAAGGCGTTGGAGGATATAGCTGACACTAAAAGAGACTGGTCGGGAGTATATTGCCGAGTTGCAGCCCGTCAGGCATTAGGAGAGTAACCACCAATACAATACGCTCCTGGGGATTGACAAAAGCTTATTGCAACTATCTCACTAAAAAAACGTGTATTTTGCAACCGTGACATGCAATTGCAACCAATCTGCAATTTAGTATTGATTTTTGCAACCAAAAGATATTCAGGGTGTAGGACCTACACCCACTAAGGGAGGATATATAGATATGGCAAGAGTTTGCTACAACTGCAAAACAGACCTGCCGCCAGAAACGGCACATTATGAAATTAATGATGAAGTATACTGCACGGATTGCGTCACTGCACATCCATACACATCGTACAGCTATTACATTAACGACGAGTATGTAGGCGGTTCGGAAGATGATCATACACGGTATGTAGAGTCTTTGGATGATGAATATGAAGGTGATGAGGATGGGGAAGAACAACAATGACAGATAAACTACCACAGAAGTATCCGAAAATGACTTATGAGCAACTTGAGAACTCTCATAAATGAGTGGAAGAAAACAGCTATGGACAATTACGATTGGGCTAAATTGTGTATGTTTAAAGCCAAACTGAGGATATTTTTTCTCCATTTCGGTAAAGATAAATCTGGAAACATGATTTTATGAAAAAGGAGTCTTCAGGTTTGGAATACGAATGGATATGGCAGACAATTTTAATCTTTATTGTAGGCGTTCTTCTCTTACGTATAACTGGACGCAGGTCCATTTCACAAATGTCAATACCAGTAACTGTAATGATGATTGCAATTGGAACATTACTCATTCAGCCTGTAACTGGGAAAGGTCTCTGGGTAACGTTTGGAGCAGCTGCATTATTAACTTTGCTATTAATCGTGACAGAGTATATGCAAATTAAATTTGATGCTTTTGAAACACTAGTTACTGGTAAAGCGGTAGCAGTAATTCAAGACGGACAGTTAATACTGGAAAATATGAAGAAAGTTAAATTATCAGTTGATAAATTGGAGCAAAGACTTAGACAAGCTGGTATAGCCAATATCACAGATGTAGAGTGGGCGACACTAGAAGTTAGTGGACAGCTTGGGTATCAACTGAATGCAGAAAAACAGCCAGCGACTAAAGCAGATATTCAGAAACTTATCAATCTTATCGAAACAAAGTGGGAGCACGGTGATGGTGTTATAGAGAAAGGTCAGAAGGAAAACACTAATAATCTGTTTACCGAAGTAATTAAAGGAGGGCATGATTCTCGCCCACCTGAGGAATTACAGTAAAACTTTACAGCCTCCTCCAAACAAGAAGAAAATCATAACGGTTTACGTCTGTGCCGCGTCCGCACGGTGCCTGTCCAGTCTTACAGTAGAGAACATAGAGAATAATGTCCCGGGTGTCCCTGCTGAATGAAGCAATAAATTATATTGGTTAAAATTTTTTTATTGTTTTTATATCCTATTGGAGTGATTTTGTGATGATACGTAATGAAATACTACAAACAAAAGGTGAAATTGAGGACAATCTTAAAATTATTCAGGTGAATTTTTTTGACGATATCGAACAGGATGATATTAGAAAAACAAAGTGGTTGCTAAACAAATATACTGACTTAATTGATGTAATAAAAAACTACGAATATTCCCTCCAACAGATGGAAAATGGTATGGCTGCGTACGATTTGCTTTCGGCAGAAGGATCGGTTGCGAAGCGAGTTTCTGGTGAAGAACTGGCAGCAGATGTGACAGCGAATGCTGTTCTACTAAAAGACCAGCGCCATGTAAATTATAAATTTTATCAATTCCTTACGAATAACATTAAGTTTGCAATAAATAATATGCGTGATAAGCACGAGGGATTGATAGCAAAGCTGTTATTTATGGATGGTATGAAATATCTCAAAGCTCAACAATATTTGGAAAAAGGTTATCGCAAGGACATTCCACCTATCTCAGCAACTACATTTGCAGATAAACGGCGTAGGGTTATTGTTAATATAGCAAACAGCCTAAAAACAAACCGTACATTGGATTTTGTCACCATCGACTATGGTCGGGGGCGAAACAAAGAGGGTGAAATTGGACTTAGAATGCCAGAAGTAAACTAGACCGTAAGGGCTTAAGCCTTTGCGGTCTTAATTTTAGGTGTCTAAAGTTCTAGACTGAAAATAAAGTAATAGTCTTGAGGGTGCTTCATTAAGCTAACGGGCAGATTAGCACAACCAAGATAAGATAAGTAGATTTCGTCTGCTATAATACCTACATCGACTATGAATGGAAGGGGATTGAGCAATCAATGCTTTTAGAAGAGGAAGCTCCCACATTATTGAGGGAGGTTTACTAGTTGAAAACTTCAAATTGAAACGGAAGAGAAAACATAAGAGCAGGTTAGATGAATTACGGAGGAATGAAAATGTATTTAGATAAATTCATATTGCCTATAGATGAAGAATCCTCATTGATAGAACAAAGAATGGCATACAATGGCGGTAGGTTTGGATATGTCGACGAAACTTACCCATGTGGCATTTTCTCAAAAAATCGGTTTTCCGAATTGAGCTTTTCAAAAATCACAATTTTATATGGAGGAAACGGCTCGGGGAAAAGCACACTTCTAAATCTCATAGCGAATAAATTGGAACTAAATCGAATTGCACCATTCAATTCAAGTGAATTGTTCAGTTCATATGTTGAACATTGTAAATTTGAACTTGGACTTGACGACGAGGGATTTAAACATCGAATTCCAAATGGAAGCAGGATAATCACAAGTGACGATATTTTTGATTATATGCTTACAGTCCGCACAAACAACGATGAAATCGTGGATAGCACAGAAGATATAAGATCGGAATGGGGAAATCTGAAATTCGGCAATACAGTGAAAATGAATAGCATGGATGATTATGAAGCATTGAGGTTACAGGTGCTCTCAAGAAAAAAATCAATTTCACGCAGGGAGTTTATTCGCAGAGTCGCCGGCACCGAAATTAAACTGAACAGCAATGGGGAGACAGCCCTGAGTTATTTTAATTCCAAATTTAAAAATGACACATTATATTGTTTGGATGAACCGGAGAACAGTCTATCTCCTAAAATGCAGCTTGAACTTGTCAAAATGATAGAGGAAATGGCTCACTATTGCGGATGTCAATTTATCATTGCAACGCACTCACCGTTTTTACTGGCGATGGAGTTTACAAAAATATATGATTTAGAAGCTAATCCAGTCGACATAAAGCAATGGTGGGAATTAGAAAACCCAAAAGTGTACTTTGATTTTTTCAATAAGCATAAAGGGCTGTTTCTACACAATAAGTAGAGAAACAAGATTTGAACAAAAATATATCCGCCGCGTATATAAAAAAAAATTTGAGCTTATTTATTTATCGCTGATTACGCTAACGGGAAACGTTAGTTCAATGGAACAGCGACAGTCTAGGACTTTTTTTCGTCCGTGGTTGTCGCTGTTTTCAATTTCTAGGCTCAGTCTACCACTTTATTTTCTGCTGATAGTAGGAACTAGCAAATCCGTAGTAGGTACGGAGTAGAAAGGATTTACACTTTATTCAGGAACAAATTAAATCCATTCTAGGAGGCAATAAACATGGCACATAGTTACGCTTACTTGGACAACACAGGTATTTTACATCTTCATCCGTTGGAAAGCGAAGCAGCCAAGCATGGCAAGTATGTAGGCACAAATCTGGATTACGACGAAAGCGGCTTCCCAATTATTGGCGGTGAAGGTGTAGTTTACTATGTAGACAAAGACACAGCTTATGTAAACGGCAATGAACATGATGGTAAACAAATTGCTGTACCAAGTGGGCTTAAAGCGCTAGCTGGTCAACTTTTGTAATCGTTAAGATTTAAATGTGGTGGCGGAATAGACGCAAGGCCGTGATACATGCCTCGCCCACATCGAAACTAACTACAACTAATTCGAACAGCCGTAAAGAGGGTCATAATACCCCATCAATAAGGGCGGCAGATTGTTCCGCACGTAATGCGGACTATAGCGATTGACGGTAATCGCTGTGAAATAATTCCCGTTGGGAACCATACCGCGTGTATAAGGGAGCGGCAGTGGCAAGCGCATGACGGAGGGTTAGGGCGCAATTAATATGAGTGAGAGAGCGATGGGAAACCACCGCTTTTTTACGTTCAGGAGGTTTGTATGGAGCTGGTAAAGATATCAAATGGACTTCTTACCGAAAAATATACTACTGTCCATCACGAAAAGGATTATCAATTCAACGCACCACACTATTTTGAGGTTCATGATCATAGCGGTAACGTCCTGGGCAGTGTTCATTTCCAAGAAGGACCGATCCAAGAAGCTGGAGTAAATGGAGTGACCAACGAAGATTTAATTGCTATGGTTATTGCTCGTCTGGAAGGATTCCAAAACAGTGAGTTCCGTAATCGGGATAATGCAGTTGCAATCACAAAGTTGGAAGAAGCGCTTCTGTGGCTTAGAAAACGGACATTAGAACGCGAAGCCCGAGGCGTGGAAGGAACACATACCAAAAGGTCGGGTTCATTATGCACCTGAGCTTATTTGACACATACAGGATTATAGCTGTTTGATTCCGCTGTGTGTCTTAATAGATGTTTACGATTATAAGAAACGTGCTGTAAAATGTCCGTTAAACACACCTTAGAGGATGGTACAGCCGATGATAATGGATCGTGAACAATTTAGAATGCGTTTGAAAGAGGGTAATCGCAAAGACTTGCCTCTTATAAAAATAATCGCATTCAAAGCAAAATACGCTAAAATGGAAGAAATGAACTTCAAGACACGGTTCGATAATCTCATGAGCGTACGTCTTAGTAACGCCCTGGCAAAAGAGTTTCAAGGAAAATCATTTCGAGAATTTGCTAACTATAAACCGTCTTATTATTCAGGTATAAGTAACATGGGCAAGCTGACGTTTGCTGAATTTCTGGACGTGCTGTACGACATGGCGGTTCCAATACAGTTAGACTACAAAAGCAGTGATTACTATACTGTTGCTCAGCTATCTAAAATACTGGTGGCTAAAGAAGAGGAGATAATAAGACAGTTAGAATCAGGCCGTTACAAAGATGCATTCATTAATGAAAAAGGCGAATGGCTGAAGCCGAAGCCGCCTGAAACTGAAATTTAACTTAGTAGTCGCCATTAGGCGGCTTCTTTTGTATGTCAGGAAACTTTTCCTTAGCTTCAGATACATTATCAAAAGGGGTGAATAACAAGGCATGGGACGAAAGAGAGATCCGAAACGGGACGAAGCATTTGATTTATACAAAGCCAGTTCCGGCAACATACGTCTCACAGATATAGCCTCTCAACTTAGTGTATCTGAAGGTACGGTAAGAGGATGGAAGGCTAAAGATAAGTGGGAGAGTTTGATTGGAGAAGCGAAACATACGGAACGTTCCGATGAAGATGAAACTGATAAAAAAAATGAACCTGCAAAGAAAGATGAAGATACAACATCATATCCAGACGATCTTTTTCTAAAAGCTGTCCAAATTGTAGCCGAGGCCAAACAAGCCTCGGTTTCTTTATTACAGAGAAGAATGAGGATAGGTTATAGCAGAGCGGCCCGACTGATTGATGAAATGGAGCGGCGCAAATTCATTGGTACATATCAAGGTGATAAGCCGAGGGAAGTATATGCTACTCTGCTTACTGTTGATGCACTATCAAAAGAACTGGGGGAAGCTCCAAAAATACGGAACGCTCCGAAAAAAGTACAGGAACGCTCCGGTAATATGGAACGTTCCAAAAAAGTACAGAGCGTTCCAGCGATTGTTGAAGAACCTGAACCTGAAATTCCCGATGAGGATGGTTTAACGCCTAAGCAAAGGATGTTCACTTATGAATACCTTCGAGACTTCAACGCTACCAGGTCAGCGATTGCGGCGGGATACAGTAAGAAAACTGCCTATCAGATTGGTTTCGCTCTGTTGAAGAAAGTTGAAATACAAAACATCATTCGACAGCATAAGGAAACAATGATCGACGAGGTAGGTTTAAATGCTCAGCGCGTTCTAATGGAGTACATGAAGATTGCTTTTGCAGACATAACGGACTACGTAGAATTCGGTCAAAAGGAAGAGGATGTTCTTGGCTTGGAAGGAGACCCCGTGTTTGATCCTGACACTGGAGAAACGAAGAAGTATAGGTACAATTATGTCTCTTTTAAAAACAGTGATGAAATTGATGGAACTCTGGTTTCAGAAGTCAAGCAGGGTAAGGATGGAGTGAGTGTAAAGCTACACGACAAAACCAAGGCATTGGACGTGCTGACTAAATATATGGATTTGTTGCCAGATAAGCATAAACGAATGGTTGAAGACGAAAAACTTAAGATGCAGCGTGAGAAACTTGAGCTTGAAAGGGCAAAAGTCACAGGAGAAGGCAATACAGAAGACGATCTAATTGACGATTGGGTAGAGGCGGTGGTAGGTGATGAAACAGAAGGATTCACCGGAGACGAAACGGAGGCTTCAAGCATTCAAGAAACGAATTCCTGAGTATCGCAAGAATCCCATATTGTTCTGTCAAGAAATGCTTAAGTTCTATCCTGATGATTGGCAGGCAAGCACTCTAATGGATTTAGCTAATAATCCTCGTGTTTCAGTACGTTCAGGTCAAGGCGTAGGAAAAACAGGATTAGAAGCGGCAACAGCTCTATGGTTCTTGTCGTGTTTCCCATATCCAAAGGTAATTTGTACAGCTCCTACAAGACAGCAGCTACATGACGTGTTATGGGCTGAGATAAATAAATGGCAGTCCAAAAGCCCAGTGCTGAAAAGAATCCTTAAATGGACTAAAACCAAAATCTACATGAAGAACTACGAGGAACGCTGGTTCGCTACAGCTCGTACAGCTACCAAGCCTGAGAATATGCAAGGCTTTCACGAGGACTACATGCTATTTATTGTGGATGAGGCATCGGGTGTTGCTGATCCAATCATGGAAGCCATTTTAGGTACTCTGTCGGGTGAGTTCAATAAAATATTGATGTGCGGCAACCCGACAAAAACGTCGGGTGTTTTTTATGATTCGCACAATAAGGACAGAGCGGATTATAAGACACGCAAGGTTTCATGCTTGGACAGTCCAAGAACAAGCAAGGATAATATCGCTATGCTCAAGCGTAAGTATGGTGAAGGCAGTGATGTATGGAGAGTCCGGGTTGAAGGTGAATTCCCCCGTGGAGAATCGGATACATTTATTTCGTTGGAAGTGGCTGAATTTGCAGCTAAAGAAGTGAAGCTGGACCCCAGCGGAGATACGCTAACCATAGGCGTTGACGTTGCACGATTTGGTGATGATGAAACCTCAATGTTTGCTGGTATAGGGCCAAGAGTTGTAGGAGAACACCATCATTTCAAGAAAGACACAATGGTTACTGCTGGTTGGGTAATCAGCCTGGCTAAAGAGCTACATAAAGCTCATCCATATTTAAATCGAATCAGAATAAGAGTAGATGATAGCGGTGTAGGTGGAGGAGTAACGGATCGACTAAATGAAATCGTAGCTGAAGAAGGGCTACCATATGAGATCATTCCAATTAACAATGGCTCTTCTTCTTTAGATGAGCACTATGGGAACCTGGTTACTGAAATGTGGGCATCCATAAAGGAACAATTAGAACAGAATATGAGCAATTTTATAAATGGAGATGTGAGCGTTCTGCAATTGCCTGATGATGATGTTCTTATAACCCAACTTACAGCACGTAAATGGAACATGACCAGTAAAGGGAAAATACTGCTTGAAAGTAAGAAAGATATGAAAAGGCGTGGGCTTAAGTCTCCAGACAGAGCTGACGCTTTTGTTTTGACATTCGGAGAATATTTAATGGAACCAGATACACATATTATGCTTCCTTCAATAGGTAGTGTTGCAGTAAGAAGGTAACTTGCTAAGTAAGGAGATTCAATCAAAGTATCTGAATAATGAGAGTGAGTTTGATTACAACAGTTGTGGGAAGATATCGAAAGTTCCTTCAGACGAATTAAGCCTTATGTAGTCAAAATTGGCGGCTTTTTTATAGCGATTGTATTCCAAAAAAAATAGTGTGACAATTGAGGTTGACATTACCCAACTTCAATTGTAATTATTTGTCGAATTAAAGGTGCTCAAGGCACTTGTATTAATTTGGGAAATGGAATATGTAAAATGTGATATATAGGCTATGTGAATATAAATCCCAAAATGTTAATATTTAATGGAAATATATAAATAAGGAGTGAGAGAATGAGTTTTAAAAAAATTTTATCTTTATCAGTTGCATTTGCCTTAACCTTAGGTTTGGCAGGACCCCAAGTATTTGCTGAGAATGATATAAGCAGTTCTCAGAATAAAAATGATATCGTTGTTGAAAACAATGAATTGAATGTTCAATCGGTAACAACGACGACTTACGGCGAAATTCAGTACATACCTGATAAGTATTTTCCTAAAAAGCAAACACCTGGGGAAATTCAGCCGATGTTTATACCAGCGGCAGCAGGAATATATTTTATCCCTGGTGTTGGTGAAGTAGCTTTGGTAGCAACTGGAGCAGTGGTTGTTGGAGGAGTAGCTTATTATGCTGGTTCTGCTGTATATGAAAAAGTTAGAGTTTACTTTGCTGAAAAAGACGCAGCAGAAAAAGAAGCAGCAGAAGAAAAAAGTTATCAAGATGCTAAACAAAGAGGCGTTCCAGCGGGCACACACTCTGAAAAGTATCCCCCCTTTAACAAGTTGGGCGTAAATGGAAAGCCTCGTTCTTCAGAAGATTTGTATGATAGTAAAGGCTTGAAACAAAGAAGATATTATGATAAAAATGGTAATGCAGATGAGGATATAGATTATGATCATTCGAATGCAGATGGATCACACACCTTTCCACATCGCCACAAATGGGTAAACGGACGAAGAATGTAGGTGAGATATAAAATGAGCGAGAATGAAATTACTCATCAAGAAATCACAGAATTTTTTCAACAGCACAGGGAAATAGAGTTTTATTATCGCGATAAGTTGTATGCTTTTCTTTCTTACAATGGAGGTTTTGTGCTTGTTTGTGAAAATAAAGCGATAACTCCTACTTTCGAAACGTATGAAGAGATGGTAGAGAAAGGTTTGATTGACGGAAAGAAATTTTTGGAGAGATTCAAAAATAATGAATTAATAATTGCTGCTGTACTTTAACATTTTAGAGGGTGCCTATTAAGGCGCCCTCTTTTTTAATAGTGTGCAGATCTGTATAATGTCGGTCTACTTTTATTTGCGGAAAATTCCGATATATAACAAAAAAAGGAGGAATACTATCTTGAAGAAATACACAGAATATTCGAGCACAAGGGAATACTTAAAGGACAAGTTTGAATTAAAGCGGAAATGGCCGAGATTCAAAAAAACAATTACGCTAGAGAAACTTGAATTTATTAAAACAACTTTAAAAAAAGAACATTCTCTAATTGAACTTGGTACTATAAAATCTGATATTGAAGGCGAGTTTGAACAACACAAATCAGTTGCCTCTATAGCGCCTATGATAGCGATAGTAATAACAATTTTGGGGATTATTCTTAGCAATAATAATAATGCTAGAAATAGAATTTCTGATCAGACCAGCAGACTGATAGAAAAGGTCAGAGATGTAAAATTGGAAACACTACCACATGATCAAAAGTTATCAGAAACTGCAAAATACGCAAAAGACGATTTAGACACTTTATTAACACCATTTTTATTAACATATTCTTATTCATATATCTTCTACATTTTAGGTTTTACTGTGTTAGTGCTTGCCTATTACTTCTATAGTTCAACTAAAACTATAGCTTCGCTTAATACAATAATAGCTCAAAGTTATGAGGAGAAGAAAGCAGAGGAAGAGGAGAATAAAGACCGCCAAGATAAGCAGGAGCAATCAGAAAAGGCACTTAAGGAAAAGGAATTAAAAGATGCAAGAGCTATTTTTGAAAGGAAAAGAATTAGACGTCCTAATAATCTAAAGAAATAATGACCGTTATTTGAACGAGAAAAGACTGCTTTATGTCCTGCCACTGGACTTTTGATGCGGTAAATTTATATCATGGAAAATCAAATGAGGAACGCACCGCAGCTTTCGAGCCATGGTAAATCAGGTCGGCCAATGTGTTGGTCTTTTTACATGGCCCGCGCAGGCGACAAGGTAACGTTACAGTGGAGATATTAACAGTCTGGTCGGACCCCCTTGGGCGGTTCAATTCCGCAACAAAAACAAGCCGCTCTCAGGCGGCTTGTAAAAAATTATTTAGATGATTCTCCTTCTGGAATAAGCGGTTCAATAGTGTCAATAAAGTCATCGAACTTATTAATAAGCTCTATATGTTGCTGATTATCAAGTTCAATTTGCGCTTTTTGGTCTTCCGAGATCTGGCGCCAAATTCTTATTTCTTCTTGTTGAAGTGTAATCTGTTCTTGTTGTAATTGAATTTGTTGTTGTTGTATTTTTTTATTTTCAGCGTCTTGGATTCCAGATTGATATTCTTGATAAATAGGAAACACCAACGCTGCCCAAATATCTAAAGTAAATTGGGCTATACGAGCCCAAGTCCACTTATTTTCTTGAGCATGTGGAGTATCCTGTTGTGGGGTTCTGACCTCTAGAGTCGCTTCTAGATCCGAATTCCCTTCTTTTGGAAGGGTATCTTCAAGAATTTCGGATAGAGACTCTAATTTTGGATAGAGTGAGTCCGGGATTGAAACTGGATGAAGAGGGATTGAAGATAATTTATTGAAAGCATGTTGCCACTGTGCGATATTCTTAGAAATCAAATTTATTGCTTCTAGATGTTTGTTAAAATTATTTTGAAAAATTGAAGGATCGAACAGCTCCATTGCTCTAGATGCTGCCGTTATACTTGAGGAAAGCCGTTCAATTGAATTTAATGAATTTGTGGCATTAATTCCGGCATAATGTTTAGTTATTGCAATTGCTTGTTCTTGAGCTTTTATAAATTGATTTAAACTTTCTGATCTTTCTAATCTTTCAAGCTGCACTTGATATTGTAGAATAGGCTGGTACATCTGGTTAATAGATTCCTGAAATCTTCTGATTTTTTCAAAAGAATCATTAAAATTTGCCAAGGTTCATCCTCCTAGTTAATTTCTGTGTATCACATGTTTAATACTACACATAACAGCTGATTGTGAAAAGTTATTTATGCCAATTAAATTTGAAGATATGATGTATCCGATGTTTTCCCTATTATAATGTTATATTTAAAAAAGAGAGGCATCTGGAGCCTGAAGGGACTTAATTGGTTATTTTTCGGGTTATAAATAAGCGTCTGTGTTACTTTGGTGCTGTAAATACATAAGATACAAGTCACTCATTTGGGTGGCTTTTTTATTGCCTTGAAAGGTTTAATGATTTGAAGAAGAAGCAGAGAAAGGAGTTTTGCTCCCGTTGAAAGGACTACCAATACAGCCGAAGAAATACAAAGGTTGTGTATGGGGGAGATGGGGCGGGGTTAAACAGTTTTGTTTACGCCCATGTGTTAAAGAGGAAAAACCTTCCTGAATGTCGAATTTTGGAATTAGACAAAAGCTAGGGAGGAATCTTTTTGAATGTTTTTGAAGGAGCAAATGTAGATATGTGGGGTGCTGTAGGAGGAAACAAGCTATTAATATTTATTTTAGCCTCAGTCTTTTGGTGTGTAGTATGCATTCCCATTAAAAAAATACTTGGAAAAAGATTAACTGGAATCCTAGCAAGTGTAGGTATTCTGGTTATTTTATATTATTGGGCTAAGCTGTTTCTCAATTAGGAGCAACCTTCGGGGGCTCTTTTTTTTATTTTGTAGGATTGAATGTATGTCTTAAGCTTTACTTCTGTTTATGAACGAAATGCTGTAAGGAGTTCAGGGAAGGCATGTACGCGTTTGTGATCATGTTGACTGGTATATGAATATGCGTCTTGCTTTTGATATTTATTCAAGAGAAATCCTCTTATGGATTAAAAAGTAGTGACATCATCGATTAATCTTGTAATAATAGGTAAGTGATTCTATATACCTAAAATATTAGGTACATAGTCTTGATTTAACACTACATAAATGAGAGGACAAAAAAGATGAAGAAGTGGGTTAATGTTTTCACGGCCGGAATTTTAGCGACCTCTGTATGGGCTAGCCCCATATTCGCAGCCGATAGTTCACACCAAGTAACAAAGGAAGAAAGCTCTACTGTATCTCAACCTTATGGGGATATGGCGAACCATTGGGCAACGGATAGCGTTACAAAATGGAGCTACCGAGGTGTGGTTTCGGGTGTAGAAAACGCTCGTTTTGAGCCGAATCGTCCGATTACGAGAAGTGAGTGGGCTGCTTTACTAAATCGTGCATTTCAAATTCAGCCAGGACAAGCAGCATCTTTTACCGATGTAAATAAAGATGATTGGTTTGCTCCAACCGTTACGGATGCAGTTTATGCTGGATATATGAAAGGATTCGAAGATGGTAGCTTTCGTCCTGCGCAAGTATTAAGTAGAGAAGAAGCAGCAGTGACCATAAACCAATTACTTAAAATCCCTTCTTCCGATACCAATAAAACCTTTAAAGATAGCGCATCTCTGCACAAATGGTCCCAAAAGGCCGTTAATACTGTAGTGGCAGCGGGTATTATTGAAGGTTACCAGAATGGTACATTTCAGCCTCAAAAATCATTGACTCGTGCTGAGGCGGTTACGATCCTGGATCGTGCTGTGAATCATTTTGGTGCTTGGTATGGAGAATCAGGAACATATGGGCCTTCGACTGGACTTGCCAAGCAGGCAGGCAATGTAGTCATCAACACAACGGGGGTAACGCTCCAGAATACGGAAATCGCAGGAGACTTAATTATTGGTAGAGCTGTTGGGAACGGCGATGTATTTTTGAAAAATGTTAAAGTTCACGGTCAAACTTACGTTTACGGGGGCGGAGACCATAGTGTTCATCTGAACAATTCTGTGCTGTTTAGCATCATTGTAAACAAAGTGGATGGAACTGTTCGTTTGGTTGCAGAAGGTGCAACGTCCATCAGTGAAATAAAAATCAAGACGGGTGCAGCCCTCGATGTCTCACAAGGAGCAAGTGTTGATCGGGTTACTCTAACAAATGAGCTCCCCGCAAAATCCAATGTGAGCCTTACAGGTTATTTTCACACTGTGAATGTAGAAGCATTCGCTATTAATGTAAATATCCCAAATGGACAGATTGATACGTTAAACGTAGCTGACAACGCTACGAATACAACTATAGATACAGCAAAAGAGTCTTCTATTCTCTCGGTAGTTCTTAATGCTGCTGCCAAAGTAATAGGATTAGGTTCTGTTGATAAAGCTATAGTTAATGCTGAAAATGTTTCTTTTCAAACAAAACCTAAATCTGTGACAAATGGCGACAAGGTAGGTAGTAATGTTAAAGTCACAATAGGGAATTCATCAAATACTTTGGGTTCACAAGGGACAACAACATCAGGTGGCGGTGGGGGTTCTTCTAGTAACTCTAATGAATCCGATAATTCCAAAAAAGATGATCATAAAAAAAGTGACGACAAGAAAGATGATACACCTCAAGTACCGGAGCATAATGGGGACGCTAACATTTCTGTTCCTAAAAAAATAGTGACGGTCGGAGAGTCCGTTTATTTTACTAGCTCTTATGATGGCACTGCTTACTTTTCAAGTGATTTCATAGATTACCGTAATCTGCAATCCCTTGAGTTGGGTATCAAAAGCGGCGAAGTGTTGAAAATTGAGGTTCCGGCGAATAAAACCGTCAGTTTCGCGACATATGATATTAATCATTGGAATTTTCCCAATAACTATGAATTTGATCTGACGGTTTATGACAAAAATAGTAACTTTCATAGCAAGGAAGTAACGGTTTTGGATGAGAATGAGCCTTTGGATCAGTCACCGATATTTGTGCAATATCCTGAAAGAAAGGATAGACTTGATCAATTCTCTGTTGATTATAATCGTTTATTGCATCTTGCAGATGGGAAGACAACGGAAGATATAGTTCAGTGGTCTGTTGGCGATGGTTCTTTTACGCCCTTCACAAAGGAAGATGGGGCCGTAAGAGTTGAGGACAATAAAGTCTTTATATTGCCTAAACATTTGGAGGATCGGTTGGTTTATAAATTCCGTTTAATCACAGACTCCGTGGTTACATCAAATGGTGAATTCAATAAAGAATTTCAGACCTGGGGAGATAGAAAAACGGTCAGAATTACAATGATTCAATCTACCGGGGATATATTAAAGGTTAAAAAAGGAGGCGACATTACATTCTCTCTTTCAGATGTTTCAGAAGTGTATCTGCTAAATACATTTGTTTGGGGAGGCCAAGGTAACTACGACGATTTGGTCGCAGAAAACTGGGGTAAAAAGATAATTGTTACGGATGATGAAGTAAATAAACCAGTTACTATTTCTACAGGCGCGTTGCCGCCCGGGAAGTATAAACTTGATGTTTGGGATGGACAATACTTGGATCTGGAAATTGTAGAGTAAAACGTAATGCCGTAGGTACGTGGACTAAGCATTACGATATTATAAGTGGTCAGGAAACTTTTCCTGACCACTTTTTTGTTCCAATATTCCGCCTTAAAAGAAGATATATGTAAGCATAATGCCTATCCTCTCGAAAATCAGTAGTAAATCCGAATAAAACTGATGTTATCCTTTATTCATAGAAGTTTGCAATGAAAGGCGGTGAAATCTTGGAATGGTATCATAGAGCTGTATATTCATTTGCTAATGCTGTTCTTCCGGCAACGGTAAAACGGCAGATGATGGGCGTGGGCAGGACGACAGTCCCGAAAAACTCTAACCCATGGGGAATATTTAACTGGTTGCCTAAAAAACATCAGCAGGCTCACAATATAGACCTAACCAAGCTGCAAAGCTATACGGCGGAGGAGTTGCTTGAGCTTCTGATATCTGTTCATCCAGACGTATCCTATGCTTTGTACACATACTTACGTATGGGAGATACCGATTTAACATTTACAGCTAAGAAGCCAAACGGGAATGTAGATAAGGGCGGACAACGGGTACTGGATGAACTCAAATCTCTGCTAAACACACCGCTACCTTCGCCAGGATATCAGCATGGACGGTCGTTGAATAAACTGGACACGATCCAACGGATGATGATTATGGTCCGTGGTGCGTGTGCTGGAGAGGTAGTCTTGAATGAACAGTGCAATGATGTGATTGATATTGTTCCAGTTGATCCGGCTTTAATTTGGTTTCGTAGGGAGCCGGAGACTAATCGCCTTACACCGTGGCAATACGTGAAAAACCCGCGAAGGAATGCAAATGAAGAATGGTTCGGTAATTACAAGAAGATCGACACACCAACATTCATTTATGAAGAGTTTGATCCTATGGTTGATGATCCTTATGGACGAACGCCTATGCTTCCGGTACTGCAAGTAGTATTCTTTCATCTTCAAGTGCTGGCTGACCTAAAAGCAGTCGTGCATAACCAAGGATATCCACGGCTTGATATCTCCATGCTGGAAGAAATCATGCTGAAGAATATGCCGAACAACTTGAAAAGTAATCCCGATGGTCAACAGAAATGGCTCAAAGAGCGAATGGAAGAGATGATAAACCACTTCAACTCACTTAATCCAGACGATGCCCTTGTCCACTGGGATAGTGTAAAGGTCGAGTATCTAAAAGGCGGTAATTCGGGGCCGATGATTGATATCAAGAAGCTGATTGATATCATTGATACCCAAATGGCTACTTCACTCAAAACATTGCTGACCATTCTTTCAAGGCATCAAGGCTCAACCGAAACATACAGCTCTATTGATACTCAAATATATATCAAAAATGTAGAGTCCGCGCGGAGCGTAACCAAACGTTTCTGGCAGCGGGCTTTTTCGTTGTCCGCAAGAGTAAAAGGGACTCAAACAAAAGTTGAAGCTGACTACCTCCCCATTGATCTACGCTCTGAAAATGAGATTGAACGTGACCGCCGTTCAAAGATCGATAACTACATCATAGCGGAGAAGAATTTCTACATCACACCGTTGGAAGCTGCTGAAGAAATACGTTGGACACTTGGTATTAATGCCAAAATTCCTGCTGAATTACTTCCTTTGCTTGTAAAGAAGCATGAATCTGATTCGAATGAAGAAAATACTCCATCGGAGGGAGGTGAATAAACAATATGGCTAAACCTACACCCGAACAATTGGCGAAGATCAATCAAAAAGCATTGGTCCCTTTAACCGATGAACAAACTCATGTGTTTCAAGCGAGAATCATTGGAACCAAGTGTATTGATAAGTACAAAATGAAGATTACTCCAAACTTCCTACGCAAAATGGCAGATCAAGTTAAAGAGGGAGTTGCCTTGCTGGTTGACCATCCGTGGCAGAAGTGGGAAGCCTTATCTTTCCCGTATGGCAGAACTTTTGACAGCCGGATTATCGAAGAGGGAGGGGAACTGGAACTTTACGGTGATCATTACATGGCAAAAGGGCTAGAGGCTGATGGAATCTCAACAGATCAACTGGCTACCGGCATTGATTCAGGAACTATCTTTGATACCTCCGCAGGGTTTGTTACTACAAAGCATACGTGTAGCATTTGTGGCGGCGATTATTATGGTTCCTCAGCATGTTCGCACATTCGTGGGCAAACGTACGATGACAAAGAATGTCTTGTTCTCGCGGATGATGGATATATCATGGAAAACTCTATCGTGTTTGATGGCGGTTACGAAGGCGCTGGAATTACACGTGAATCTCTCTCAATGAAACAACATGGTGAATCTGAACAGCCGAAACAAACTGAATACGAACCGTTACCTTTAGATGCGAAGTCGCTTGATGGCGATGGACGCGTCTTTTATTTTTTCAGCAACAAAGGCGGTATGTCTGCTTTTGTATCTAAACAGCATCAAACAAAAGAACAGGCCGAGACACTGGCCCAAGGAGATGACACTATGAATGAAGAACAAAAAGCTGCTTTGGCAGCAGCGCAAACCCAAGCAACTGCACTGGCAGTGGCTAATGGCATGCTTGGACAAGTACGGACTGCATTGGGCGTTGAGAGTGACGCAGAAATCCCAGCGAAGCTTACAGCGCTGAGTGTTCAAGCTACTGATGGAGCAATGTACAAGGTGAAGGTCACTGAACAAGCATGCGGAGCTGGCGTACGTGCTCTTGGTGAAGCCTTTAATGTAGAGGCGATGAAAACAGCACTGTCTCATCTCCCGGTATCTGAAATTGAAAAGATCGGCGCAACGTATGAGGCGCAGGCACAAGCTGCTTTGGGTGGTGGTGGTCGCCATACACAAGGTGACGATGTAAACCTTCCTGAGGGAGCACTAAATGGAACACCACCAACTAACTCACAAAATGATGGTGGCGAGAAAACTCCAGAACAACTTAAAGCATTAGCTCGTGAAGAAGCTCGGGCGGCACTTAAGAACACAGGCAGAGGTAATCTGCTGAAGGAGGATAAATAATTATGATGCAATCTCAGTATAATGGCGCTCCTGGTCCCGGTCAGGTTATTACTCAAGAGTTTACAGAGGTTCTTGCATCTACCGATCTTCAGGCAAAGCTTCCCGGAGGTATTTTGCTGAAACAAGGACAAGGAATCCTGAAAAAAGGGACAGTTATCGGCAAAATAACAGCGGCTGGGGCGGATAAGGATAAAGCGGTGGCGTATAGCGCATCGGCAACCAATGGTTCCGAAGTAGCCTTGTGCATTTTGGATAACGACCATGATACAACAATCTCAGATGTTGGCGCTTCGGCGTGGATCGCTGGCATTTTCCATGAATCTAAATTGACAGGCATTGATGCAGCGGCTAAGACAGCGCTGAAGCTTTGCTACTTTGTATAAGGGGGATAAACACACATGGCAAACGTACTTGATCCATATTTCCTTACGGAAGTCGTCCAGAACATTCGGACGGATATTAACAGTTTTCGCGGGGCTCAACTACTGACAAATGGCGTTGACTTCAAACCTGAACTTGGACTCACCATCGAATATGACGTTACTTATGACGACACGGGGATGACACCTGCTACTGGGCTGAATGATCCTTCACCAATTCATACGTCTCCTGTGGTGAAACATATGAACTTCACGAACCAGGAATGGAGAGAAAAGTCCATTATTGATCGTGAAAAGATTGTCACTTTGAGAAAGCCAGGTAATAACTTGCAGCAACAGTGGGCAGAGGAGTATATGGTAGATCAACTGGTCAACTTGAATATGCGGCTTGAGACACGTTTTGAGTGGATGCGTTGGCAGTCCCTGACCGGTAACCTTATCGTTCCAGCAACAGCAAACAAACCTGCCAGAACGATTGATTACGGCGTCCCTGCCACTAACAAGCCAACGGCAGATGTGCTCTGGAGCAATACGGCAACCGCTGATCCGCTGAAAAACTTGGATGAGTGGCTCCTTCTATTCCGGGGAAGTGGTGCAAGAGGAGTTAAGATTCTGGCCAATAAAAAGGTAGACAGCTACATGAAGCAAAATGAGAAAATTCGCGAATTGATTAGATACACATATGGCAAGGATGTTGTAACTGATGGCTCACTTTCTGAAATTGTCAGCCAAAATTTGAGCGGGCTTCAGTATGAAGTTTACGATGGTGGCTACATTGATGATACCGGGACGTTCTACCCGTTTATTCCTGACAATGCCGTAATTATCATCGGTCAAGGCATGACAGGCTCCATTATGGATCTTGTTACAAGTCCAAATAACTATGAGGATATTTTTACAGGCCATACTGGGAAATTTGCTCTCACCAAACTGATTCAAGGTGACCCTGATCAATGGCAAGTCATCAATGGTGCGACTGTGCTGCCGCGGCTGAAATACGTCAACTGGCATATCTTCGCTACAGTGGCGTAAGGGGGAGAACTCAATTTATGACAACTGTAAAAGTATTGGTTGATGCTGTTGGACAATACAATGCCGGAGACATCGTAACAGATGCCCCTGACGGTCTTGTAGATATCGCAAAGAAAGAAATTCGTAATGCGGCAACCGGACAATTGCTTGCGGAAATTGTAGATGGTAACGGGGCTGTTGATGGTTCTCCTTCAGAACGGGAGTTGCAACTTCAGGCCGAATTAGAACAGTCTAAAGCGCGAGAAGCGGAATTACTTGAGCAAATTGATATTCTTCAGTCTGATGGTGAGTTGAAAGAATTGAAAGCCTCAGCTAAGGAATTAAAAATACCCGGATACACCAAAATGAGTATTGAACAATTGAAACAGGCTATCAGTGCTGCTGGCGGTGCAGCAGATGGCAAATAAGATACTCATTACAGAAACATATCATGAAGAAATTAGAGGGCGTCTAGGCGTTGGTGAGGATGTAATATCCGATGCTGACATAGACGCTCTTTCTGTTTTGCCCATTGGAGAATCGAGGATTGTAAAAGCCGTTCCTGATTATGCTGAGTTAACTGGTGATGATCAAACTTATGTGTATGCAGCAGCCGTTTGTATGGTTGCTGCCATACTGGCCCCTTCCATGACAGCGAGAATCAAGAAGTCTAAAAAGGACTTTGACTTCTCTTTTGAAAATCAGGTTGTTGATTGGAAAAAGTACGCTGTTCAGCTTGTTGATGAAGCCTATGATTTTATCGAGTCCATATCAACAGTACAGCAAGGGACAGATGTTCCGGTATTCGGTGTAGCTGGGCCGACCCGGGTGAGAGAAAGGCGGCGTCACTAATGTTTAAAGACTTCGCTCATAGGCATTCACCTTGTACTGTCAATGGTGAGCCCGATGTCGTTATATTGTCTAGGGAAACGAAAGCCACAACGGTTATCGGAAAAGAGTATATGTACAATGGTTTGTTTTCTTCGAAATCATCTGTAAAGCCGGGAGATATAGTTCAGAACGAATCGTCTTATTTGGTACAGACTCTACGTACAACAACTGAGAAGGACAAGTACTGCTCTCTGATTAAAACGAATGCTTTAATCGAGGTGCAAAGATACCAGCAAGCTTATGATGCCAACGATAACCCTATAGGTGGTCCTGACTTTGTATCTGTTGCTGCTGATGTTGTTTGTTCTGCACAGTATGTCACAGCACAATTGCGACAACAGGAGCCGGGCTTGCTGCCGAGTACCGTGTTTACCTTGCAGTTACAGACGACAGTCGATGTAAGAGACCCTCAAGACTCAAGTCTATCCGCGCCTGACCGGATTGTAATGGGCGGGAAGACATACCAGGTAGATGTGGTAGATAAGATCAAGTACCCTAATCTGCTATACGTTCAGCTTTCGGAGGACCGTCGATGATTACGGGCTATGATGCAGCGCGGGCCGCAAAGGATCTGGAGAATAAATTGGCTGTTGAGATTACCGGATTAACAAAGTTGGTCATGCTTACGGCTAAAAGCGGCATACGGTATTATCCGGCAGTTCGGGACCACTTGGAAATGCACATGTTTGTGCTAGCGAATCAGATGATTTCAGGCGACATTACAGCGCATTACTGGCAAGTATGGCTTGAGCAATTCGGTAAAGGCTCCAAGATGGCAGACAGTAGCCAAAATCCCGGCTTAATAACCTACATGAACAGCGAAGCATGGAACCGACTGAGATCCAAAGGTGATCGTATCATTGTTGGTCGCTCAAGAGGGAAGTACCGGGCGATTGACGGAACCATGAAGGAATCAGGTGGGGGATATGCTGGAGTAGATTTGGAGGAGCTTGCGGAGCGCGGTGATATTGATCCTTCATTTAGGGCCACACCACCAACCTACTTCCTGCGTATTGCAATTCAGTCTAACCGGAAACGTATTTTGGATGGCATTAGCCGTGTAATAACTGAGTTTCCGTATCACAGATACTTCAAGGAGGTACGGGAGTGAGCCTACAACTTATTGATGCTGTTCAAAATGCTTTGAAAGAAGATTCGGAATTTATGAGCATGCTGAAGCTTACTCCTTCATCATCCTCTGCTGATGTCGTAAAGCGATTTACGAAAGGCATGGAGCCTGAGATAACGGTTTCTAAGGATACAGTTCCACATATCTGCCAATATGTCATGCCGGGACGATATGCCACTAATCCACTGGTGTTCGAAGGTAAGTTCTGTATCGACTTTTATGGTAAGACAGCATATGAAGCAAAGCTTCTATTTGAAAGAGCATTCAAAACCTTGCACGAAAAAAGGTTGTTTGCACAGGGGTTTATGTCCTATCTTTGTGTGCTATCCTATGACTCGGATTTTGCTACTGGTATCCAAGGGGCTAAGGGGTACAAAGCAATTTTCGATGTTGATTACTTGAGAATGAATTGAGGTGAGCAGAATGGCAGATGCAGCTGTATGGAAAGCAACCGGGAGATCCGGTGATCACAATGGTGTTAACCACGTTGAATATGAGCTGCTGGATTCAGCACAAAAGCGAGTTTCTTTGGCTAAAACCAACGTATCCAGTATTGAAAAAGATGGGGTTAAAATTGAACCGGATGATCAGGAAACTCTATGGTTTAGTGAAGCAAATGCAACCAAGAAGTACAAATTTAATGTTGTTACTCTTGCTGGTACAACTTATGAAGCCGAATTGAATTGGACTCAACCTAATCCTCCTAAACCAGAACCTACCGAGTGGGAAACGCTGATTGCTGAAAAAATCGCGCTTGCTAAAGGATTGGGTATCATGGGGATCTGGAATCCAAAACAGGGTTACAAGCTAACCAAAGAGTACAGTCGCATTGCAGAAATTGATAAGCGTCTATGGGAACTGGTCAAATAAGCTGACCAGTTTTTTTGTGTTCACATATAAGGAGGATGAAACTATATGCAACCTTTAGTATTTGATGGCGTGGGGTCAGCGCAGGTTTATGAAGAAGGCGGAAGGCTTAAGTTTCTTGATGATAAAATCACTAAAGTAACTTTGCAATTGCAGTTTGATTGGGACAAAGTAATGGGTGGCGATAGTGGATATGCATTCCACTATACTGCTAAGGATTTAGGGGATAAAGCCTCTATGGAGATTCCTCGTTACTCTGATATTTTGGCTGAGTTGTCTCAAGGGGCTGAATCAGAAAAAGGCACAGTTCAATTTGATGAGGTAGAGCAAGGATTTTTGACCGCTACTGATGGCTATAAATTAAAGGCTCCGACAAAGTATAATGGAACCTTTGTTGATAAGAGTGACCGCGTTTACTTAAAAGACACTGTCACAGGAGAACTTACTGAACTGACTCGTGTTGCTTCCACTCCAACAGCAGAACAGTACGTAATTACAGCTGATGGAAAAATTACTTCTGATGTTGCAAATGAAGGGAAGTTAATTACCGTTACGTTCAAATGGTCTAAAGAGAATGCTACAAGAAGTAGCTTAAGCGGTAAACGCCGTCCGAAACCATTTAAGCTGGTACACCGTTTTTCCTTAACCGATGATCGGAACGGTAAAGAAGTCCCTTGCCAGCTCACTATTTGGAAGGCCCTCGGGGGCGGAACTTTGGACGTGTCCCAAGAACGCAAAAAGCCAACCACTAACACATTGGCGCTGGAGATTATGGAACCGGATATCACGCCGGAAAACCCTAACGGATATGCAGTGGAAATCATTTTCGGTATCTAATTAATCACTAACCCAACCCCCTACCAGAGCGATAGGGGGTTACATACATTGAGGAGGAAATTTAATGAGTACAGACAAACAGTTGGATAAAACTCTTAATATAGGTTCAGAAATTCGGTTGGCAGAGGGCATCAAAAAGCATGTGAAGATCGGGACTATTGCATTGATCCGTCAGGTTCGTGAAGAAATGGATGGTGTAGTACACAAGTTTTCCTTTTCGATAGGCCGGAAAAAATGGGAGGCTACCGAAGACCGGGAAGCAGTTGACTGGCCTAAAGTGGAGGAAATGTACAAAAAGGTGTTTAATCTCGTGCTGGTTGAGGAAATAACGGAAAAAGAGTATGAACTGATTGACCAGGACGGTATTGCAGTACTGGATGATTTGTTAGACCGATTTCTATTCTGAGTCGTTTCCTCCAGATGAAGAGTCAGATGAGGAAGATGAACAGGAGGAGTCTAACCCTGTCGAGGATGAGCATGAAACGGACTGGTTAGAACTTTGGGCTTTATGTGTGAGCAATGGTATTTCTGATTCGGAGTGGCCTAATATGACTATTCCAAAAATTAGAGCGCTCATGAAGGCTAAGAACAGAAACCGGGAATTTGAAATCATTCTTCACGGTGGCAATGTTGAAAACAAAAAGCCGAAGAAGGTTAAGACATTATCTGATCTTGGTTTCTTCGCCAAGTAAATTAAGAGGCATCCGCAATCATGCAGGATGCCTCTTTTTCTGTATTCAGGGCAGGAAAAGTTTCCTGAACCCTATGAAGAGGTGAGCAAAGTGGCGGATTTAAGTAAAGATGTAGTAGGTGCGCGGATAAACTTGGATACAACCAAGATACTACCCGCTTTCAAGGTGATCGACAACGGAGCAAGGGCGAATGCTGAATCTTTTAAGGTTTTAAATTTGGAACTCGGACTAAGTGAGAAGAATTTCAAATCTCTTGCCAGTAGCGCAGACAAGTTTGCTCTTTCAGCAGATGACAGACGGAAGAAGATCCTTGCTGAATCCGAAGCTCTTGTTAAGCAACGCACTGCACAGGCAGAATTAAATGCTGCACGAAAGAACCAACTAGACCAAGCTAACAAAATTACAGATGAGAAGCTAAGGGCACAACAGGCCATTGTAAAAAAGCGTGAGGATGCAATTGAACAGCAGGAACGAGAGCATCTAAAACGGATGGAAGCCCTTCAAAATAAGGCGACATCAACCGGGCAGAGAGCTGCTAAAGTTTCAGGGGCAGGAACAGATGATAAGACGCGTGAACGTGTTCTTATGCAAGAACAGGCTATCCGCATAAAGCTGCAACAAATGGCGGATAAGGAAGCGCAGCAGGCGAGGAAAAACGCACAGGATTATGAAAAGTTCTGGCTAAGTGCTCTGCGCGCTAGAGAGCAGAAAGAAGCACAGGTTCGCGAAAAGGTACTTCAAGAAGAACAGAAGATCCGTCGTTCACTGAGCCAAACTGAATCGCAAATGAAGCAGACTTTTAGTACAACTCCTAATTGGATTAGTCGTGTAGGAGATATGGCTACACATGCTCTGGTATTTAATACAGCATACGCAGCTATGCATAAAACGCAGGAGGCACTTAAAGAGGGATTAGTTGGCATTGAGTCCAACATGGCGGGTTATATCCAAACCAATGAGCACTATTTTTTGGAGTACAATGAAGGCACCAAAGAAATGGTGATGAACACCGAAAAACTTCATGACCAGACGACCAAATTTATTCGAACGGCGCATGACCTTGGTTCGGAAATTATGGACGTTACCGAATCAGCACGTCTTTGGGGCCGGATGTATAAGGACGCAGGCGTAGTTCAGGAAATGGTGCGTAAGTCTACGATGCTTTCGACTGTCGATTTGGTTTCTCTTGAAGGCGCGACTAAATCAATGGAGTCCACATTTGCTCAATATGGCGTGCAGATTAAAGACAGCAACGATGCCATGGTGCTTGGTGGTCGCGTGTTGGATTCCTGGTCCAAGGTTGCCCATGACACGATGGCACCAGCGAGAGACTTGGGAGCTGCCTTCGAACGGACAGGTAAGATAGCGGCAGAAACAGGCGTTTCATTTGATTTTATGAACGGCTTGATTTCAGCAGGTGTTCGTAACACGGCTCTCAGCGGGGAAAACTTGGGGAACATGTGGAAGACAGTCCTGGGTACAATCCGTACAGATAAAGCCGTAGCAGAGATTGAACGATTGGGAGTTGCAACAAAGGAAGTCGTTAACGGACAGGAACAGTGGAGACGAGCAGAAGATATCTTGCTGGACTTATCCACCAAAGTAATCGACAAAAACTATGATCTTACGAAATCATACGCTGATATTTCACGTGGTGTATATCAATATGCTAAATTAGCCGCTTCTCTAAATGCTGGAGACATTCTACTTGGTACAGCAGCCTCTATTGGTTCAACGGGATCTACAATGGAGTACCTCAAAGTCCAGATGGATACCATTCAGCGCAAAGCTGCTCAAACTAAGGCTTCTTTGCTTGAGATATTTAATAATGCAGGCGACGATGGTTTGAGAAGAACAATCAAGGATGTATTGGATGCAATTGACCAACTACTTATTGGACTTACAAAAGTTCCTTCCGGCGTGTTTGAGGGGACGGCAGCAATCGGTGGTCTACTACTTGCCTATAAAGCTCTGAGCGGACCAGTCATGAATGTAATTGCTGCTGTAAAAGTATTGACGGCTGCAAAGGCTGCGGAAACTGCCGCTATTGGTGCTAATACTGTAGCTAATAATGTTAATATCGTTTCTTCACAAGGAGCAACTCTTTCAACAGTTCAGAGAGTTGCCGCTACCGAAGGAGCTACAGTAGCACAAGGAGCTTTAACGGTAGCAACCGAGGGAGCTACAGTTGCTACAAAATCATTGTCTGTTGCTCAAGCCACAGCGACTGTGACAACAGCAGCCGCCACAGCGGGATTGAGCTTACTTGTTGGTGCAATTGCTCTGGTTGCGATGAATAGTGGTAAAGAGGAGAAGGCTACTCGCGATAGAATTCAGAATTTAAAAGATGAGGACTCGGCATCGCAGCAAATGGTTAGCCAATATCAAAGACAGATTGAATTATTGCCTAAACTGACAAATGCTCATCGCTCACTTGAACAATCAATGAAAGCCGGAAGCATTTCAGCAGAGAAGGAAACACAGGTAAAAAAACAACTTGAAGAGATTTCTAAGGCGCTGGTTATTACTCTTGGAAAAGAAGGGGCCAAGCAGCTTGAAGCTGCTGGTTATACGGATGAGGCTGTACAGGTGCAAGTTGATGCGTTAAACAAACTCATCGAGAAGCAGAATGAAGCCCGAAAAAATGTATTGAAAGATCAGCAAGCGCAATTAATCGAACAACAAAAACAAAAAATAAATGAAATCACAGAAGCTACAAAAGAACTGGAACGAGTAAAAAAGATCATCGCTAATCCAATTGGAAATTTTTTAGGGACAGGCGAATTTAAGGAAGATGCTGCGAAGTTAGAAGAAAAAATAAAAACGTTAGAACAAGAGAATAACAAACTCACTTTATCTGTAACAGAAGTAGGAGTAGCTTTAGGCCAAGCAGCTATTGAAACTGACCAATTTGCTGGGAAAGCTGGAACAGCAACCGAAAGTGTTAAATCACAGGAGGAAGCTCTTGCCGATTTAAGAGAACAGATTCAGGGTAATGGTAAGGCAATTTCTGAGATGAACACTGTTTTAAATGATCTTGCCAATAAACAGTCCATGAACGCAGAAGCTGCGGCTGAATTAATTCTTAAATACCCTCAATTAGCTTCGGAGATTTACAAAACATCTGAGGGATGGGCTTTCGAAAAGAATGCTCTCGAAGTTGTTCGTAAAGCTAAAATACAAAAGGCTATAGATGATCTAAAGTCAGAAAAAGCGTCCAGTTTAAGTACAAAACTTGAGTCTGATGATCGTATCGCAGTCTACATTAAAGAGGCTGGAGCGATTAAGAGTCTTGCTGAGTTAAAAGCTAGATTGAATGGAGTTATGGCTCAAAGTTCACTAGATGTTTTTAATAAACAAAAAGAATTAAACAACATGACTGGAGTGAAATCTTTTCTAAGTGCTCCTTTTCAGAACCAGTTAAACCAAGATAAGAAAAACATGGAGCAAAGTAAAAAAGATATAGGCGAAATATATAGTGGATACGAGAAAGATATGAAGCAGTATGACACTCAGATTAATGCTTTAACCAAGCTATATAATGATCCTAAATTTGGCGTGAGTTCTTCTGGTTCGAAAAAATCGAAGGGAAGCGGGGGCAAAAAAGGCAAGAGCGATGCGGAACGTGCAGCTGAAAAAGCAGCTAAGGACGCATCTGCGGCACGTAAAGATAGTTATGATGACGATCTTGATAACTTTAAGTACATCGCTGAACGAAATGAATGGTCTATAAACCAGCAGATTGCAGGATACAAACGACTGGCTCAACGACATAAGCAGTACCTATCGGAAGATAAGGATGCAATGAAGCAATGGAGCCGCGATGTTCAGAAACTGAATGATTCAAGATTTCAGGAAGACGTGGAGAATCTTGAGCGAAGAACCGAGCGTATGCGGCAGGTCAACAAACAAGAAATTGAGATGGTAAAAACCAGCCTGGATTTCTATAAGAAGGAGCAAAGTAAAAATTATCTGCTTCCTGCTAACCGTAGAGAGATTGCCAAACAAATCTATGATTTAACCGTCAAATACAATGAGCTTCGCTATCAAAACAGTGAGAAGTGGATTGATAAAGAGACTTCCAAAATGGAGATGGCAGGGCAAACCCAAATTGCTATCCTCAAAATGGAATATGACGCTTATATGCGTATGAGTAAGGCAAAGGATCGTACTGCCGAACAAAGTTTTGAGTTGCAACAGAAGATTTATGAGAAACGTAAAGCTCTGGAAGATGAGTTCCTGTCCGACTTCCAAAAACGAATCAATTACCAAAAGAGTATGGAAGCCGTATCTGTTTCCGATCAGCTCAATTTATGGACAAAAATGCAGGCTCTTTATAAAGAAGGATCAGAACAACGGATGGAAATTGATGTACAGGTCCATGATTTGAAGAAGCAACTTTTGGAGGATCAGAAGAAGGCTGCTACCGAAGCTGCCAAGAAGGAAAAGGAAGCACTTGAAAAGACTCGGGATGAGGAAGTAAAGCGGATTGAGGCGGAACGGGATGCTTTTATCGAGGCTCAGGACGCTAAAATTAAGGCCATAGACGACTTGCTTGCCAAAATGCAGACAGCTAATGAAGACGAGGATTATGAACGCGCAATGGCGGAGAAACAAGCGCGCCTTGCCCTGCTACAGTCTGCTGTCGGTCCGGAAGGTATTGCTGAACGAAAACAGACTGAAAAAGATATTGAAGATATGCAGCGGGAACATAACCGAACGCTGGCTAAGCGTGGATTGGAGGATCAGAAGAAGAAGCTCCAAGACGAGAAGACTGAGCGGGAAAAGGATTACAATGACCAGATTGAAGCTGCCAAACAACATTATGATCAGCTAGCCGAGAAATATAATGAGTATTCAGATGGTGTTGAATCTAAAGCTGAAGATTTGAAAAATACCCAAATCTCAAAAGAAACCGAGAAGAACGCGGAGATTTTGCGTCAGTTGGATCAGTTTATTGCTGACTATCAGGCTAAAATGGCTGAAATCAATTCCACCTCATTGTCTGCATCCTTTGATACAGGTTCCTCAATATCAGAAAAGGACAGCGATTTGGCGAGATACAATTCTAATATTGATAAATGGTATTCAGCAGGTGCTGCTGAGAAGACCAAACTGCACGAGGAAAATGCCGCTCTGCGGAATAAGTATGGCATTAAGAAGGATACAGGGAAACTTCAAAAATTCCATTCTGGCGGGATCGTTCAAGGCCAGAAGGGAGCAGAGGTACCCGTCATTGCCCGTGAAGGGGAAATGTATTTGAATGGTCAACAACAGAGCAACTTGTGGAAAATTATCAATTTTAAGATGCCGAAACTTAATTTCTCTATGCCTGATTTTTCAATGCCAATGGCTTCGGGCAGTTCAAATCCGCAGCAAATCAGCAACCAGTTCGTAATAAAATCAGGTGATACTTATATTGAAGACGAATCCGCAGCAAAGGTGTTTTGGAGCGAAAGGGACAACTTTGTACGGAGGTTGCAAACGAGGGGAGGCAAGTCTTAATGATAGACGCTACGGTGGATGGGAAATCCTTTAAATCCATTGGATTAGGGCTTAAAACTCACAATATACCTGTGTTACCACCAACAAAAGACCATAGCCTTGAGATAGCTGAGAGGGATGGAGAGTTGGATTTTGGCAGCACGTATGGAGCGCGGTTAATCAATCTCGAATGCGTCCTAATGGCTGATGATACTACCCTTGATTACCATAGGAGAGTCGCCCAAGTGGCGGCTCTTTTTAATGCCAAAAAAGGGGATATCGTATTCACATTTTCTGATTTGCCGGGAAGACGGTATATAGGACGGTACGCTGGAACATTGGACATTGAAAAGATACTTTGGGATGGGGAACTGACTATCCCGATTAAGATGGGTGAGCATCCGTTTCCAGAGTCAGAGGAGAACATAAAAGAGGTAATTATCACACAGTCTCCGCAAACAGTTTCAGTTATTTCTACAGGGGATGAACGGGCGAGTCCTGTTATTGTTCTAACCAACATCGGCAATAACGAGATTCGGAATTTCAGGATAGCAAATGAATACCAAGTAGAATAGGAGGTTTTATGATTGGCAGATGAAATATTGCTATCGAAGTCAAATTATTGGAAAAGGGCTTGTCTGAATGCGGCCCTGCGTGGTGTACCATTTACAGCACCATCCAAGGTGTATATCGCACTATATACGAGTAATCCTACAGATGCAGATACAGGCCAGGAAGTCACCGGTGGTGGCTATGCGCGCAGCGAAGTAAGTTTTAGCGAACCGACATTTGCGGACCGTTGGGGATCTGCACGGAGTTCTGCTGATGTGTATATGCCTATCGCCACCAAAGATTGGGGCCTTATCACGTACATCGGCATTAGGGATGCAATGACTGGTGGTAACTTACTATATCACGGAGCGATTACCAAACCGCGTACTATCTTGGAGGACGATCATATCCGTTTTGCAGCCGGGAAGCTAGTAATTGATGAGGGGTAGGTGTTAAGCATGGAAAAAATGTATCCACCAGTTGTCAATAGTCCGAAAACGGAGCTTGCAGAACTGGTAACGGACACGCAAACAGAAATTACGGTGTTAAATGCGTCTGTGTTGCTTCAAGGGGAGGGTATAGCCGTTTTAGGGAACGGTGATGTAGCAGAAACCATTACGTATACATCGGTAGAGGGTAACGTGCTTAAAGGGTGTGTACGTGGGTTTGAAGGCGTTACGCGTGCGTGGCCTGTTGGTACACGAATCGCACGTAATTTTACTGCTGCGGACTGGAAAGCGGCCCAAAACAATATTAATGAGCTTGATGCAACTAATAAACGCATTGATGATTCGTTTAAACTGATTTCACCAGAAATAATAACCTTCCCTGCACACGCTCCTTTTCGGGCATGGCAGGGTGTTTGTACTGATGGGAAGTATATTTATCTCGCTACTGATAATCCCGAAAGCGGCATTCAGGACGATGAAAACATTATAAGTGTTTATGATATGTATGGTAACTTTGTGGACGAGAAAAGAAATGCGTTTACAGGTAAGGACTCAGGCGGTTTATTCATGTCTTTTGGTGATATAAGCTTCATTGACGGACGTTTGTATGTAACAGCCTATAATATAAATTCTGGAGGTTCGACACCCTATGAATCTAGAATTGTTCAGTATAAAACTTACGATGATGGATTCAATCAGATTAGCGTAACAGATATTGGGGTTGGAGCAGCGGAGTGCATCATTGACCATGACGAATTTTTGTGGGTTAGTTATCATGACCAACAAATAATCAAGAAGTTCAGTAAAACATTATCGCTTGTAGCAAGCTACCCATTGCCAACGACTGCCAAAGCTTATGGGGGATACCAAGGGATTTTATGGGAGGATGGAGCATTATACGCAAATATGCACGGGCCTAATGCCAAGGGGGGCGAGTTCGCAGGTGGAATTGATAAATTCACTTTTAAGAATAATACTTTTTCCTATGTTGAAACAATTGTTCCGCCTACTTTTGGTTCTACACAAGGCATGTGCAAGTATAACGGGGTTTATTTATTCAATGATCGAGCTGAGAATAAAGTGATAATCGTCAAAAATATAAGAGTCGGTGATCTTGAATTATTGGCGCGCTCCAGTTTGAATAACATTCTTGTGAAGCCGGAATTGAGTAACCATTGGGAGATATTTGATGCTAGTTACGATAGACCGCCAAAATATTATAAAGGTAATGACGGAAGAGTATACCTTTCTGGTATATGTAAAAATACCACTTTCGAGGATATTGCAAAATATATATTTCAATTGAAAAAAGGATACAGACCTAAGCACAGCCTTAATTTTGTTGTGTGGGGAGAAAATGGCCCATTACGGTTGGGGATCGTCGGGAATAAAAGTACATCTACCGCAGATATGGCTGGACAAGTTATACCTACTCCTTCTGGGGTTGGATGGGTTTCCCTTGATGGTGTCAGTTTTCTAGCTGATCCAGACGATATAACCATCGTGTAATAGGAGGGCGCTATGTTTGGTGGAGGATTCAATAGTTTAGGGTTTAATCAGCCAGCAGCAGAGGGGAATATTATTGACCTCTCTGCTCACATGGCCGGACAAGGAAAAATGTACTCAAGGAAGATCGAAACAGGCAATGACAGCGATCAGGCGTTTAACCTGATGTCCTTTAATACAACCAGCCCGGCAACGTCCGTGGAATATGTGCTAGATTTCGCGGTACATATGACCTTATCTGCACAGTTGTCTGGACAGGCTCAATTTAGTACTGAGTTCATCCGATCATTCGACCTGGAAGCCGAGCCGATGTCCGGTCAAGGACGTATGCAGGCTGAGTATATCCGTGAAATTGAGATGATAGCAGAGCGTATGTCTGGAGTAGGTAGCTTACATGCAGATGCTGACAGGTATCATACGGACTTTATCGAGTTTACAGATGTATTCCGACCTGGGGAAGTAATTGTTATCGATTCCGGCAAATTCAAAATTACAAGGAATGGACAGAATGTTTCACATCTTTACAATGGAGATTTCTTTGACTTGAATCTCGGTAATAACAACCTGACCTGGACGGACCCTGAGACAGGGCGGACAGTTTTGTTCCGTATTACACACCGAGATAAATTCTTATACTAAATGAGGTGGATTATGCCTACTCCAACTATGCAAGTCTTTGATAAAAATATGAGGCGCGTTGGTACGCTGGTGGACTCTTATGATATTCAACGGCGGAGGAGAATTAACAGCGACTATGAATTAACCTTTATGGTCCCAATGACCTCAGATGACTATCGTGAGAAAATAGCAATCAAGGGCCACGTTCGAGATGAGCGTGGCCAATTTTATGTCATACAGTCTCGAAGCCGGTCACGGGAAGGACGAAAGCTGACTGCAAATATCTATTGCAATCACATCATGTTTAAGCTTAACGATTACAAATTTCCATATGCCTCATACATCGCAGAAGCATATGGTATCCATATCAATCAACTCACAGACCTGATTACGGCAGCTACAGGCGGGAGATTCAAATTTGTTATCCATGACACATTCGATTTGCATGATATAAAAGACTTTGGGCGCGGGACGTGTTTGGAAGCTCTCAATAAGATCGTGCAAATGTATGAGTGTGAAGTGGGGCCAGATAATTTTGTGATCAATTTGAGAAAAAAGATCGGGGCTGATAATGGGCTACAATACAGACTCAAAAAGAATATCGTTTCTAGCTCCTTCAAAGATAAAGGGGAATCCCTTGTAACCCGCATGTTTTCGCAGATGAAGGATGGACGCACCTTTATTGGAATGGATGCATCTAAATTGACGGACGAGGAGCGGAGTTTGCTTTCCGGTGTGCCGGGAACTATTGTAAACGGGAAGCTGGCAGTTAACTACTTAATTTCTCCTTATGCTCAATATTGGACCAGTGATTCCGTACCATTTTATGATGGTGAAATCATAGAGCAGGATATTGAAGAACCTGAAGAGCTGCTTAAGGCTACTCGAAAGGCTCTCAGGGAGCAAGAAAACGTAACACTAGAAGTTACCGTATCAACGGCTGACCTATTTAAAATTGACAATACAGAACCAGAACCGCATTTAGGTGACACGGTAATGTGTATTGATCCGGCTATGGATATGAACAAACTCAAAGCCCGAATAACAGAGCTTACAGAGTATCCGTATAGCCGAGACAAACACAGTGAGCCTACCATATCAAATGTCAATTTACGGGACTATGCAGATATCATTTCTGACCTGGAGCGGAACAAGAATATTATCAATAATCTGTTCAGTAACGGGAAGATCCGAACGGAAGTATTTGAGTCCTTTGCCAAGCAAGCCGTGATCGACATTGATAATTCCAAAACGGAAATCAAGTACGATCAACGTGGCATAATCCTACAGGACAAGACCAATGCTCAGAACCAAGTTATTATGACTTCAAACGGGGTTGTTTTAACAACGGACGGAGGTAAAACAGCAAGAACAGCAATTACAGCACGTGGCGTTGTTGCTGAACAGATTGTCGGGCAGCTCGGAAACTTTGTATCCTTGGTTATTGGTAGTGGCAATAACGTAACCAAAATTAATACGAACGGAATCAGTGCAGGGAATGACGACTATACCATTGCGCCATTCCGGGTAGACATGCAGGGGAATGTTGTTGCCAGGTCAATCAAGCTTACGGGCCAAATTGATAACTCAGAAATGAATGCTTCAGATATTAGAGCAAGTACAGTTAATGCAAGTACAATACGTGGCAGTAAACTGATCGGCAATGAAATAGAAGGCGGTATTATTACAGGGGCCTTATTCCGTACAGCCAAAGAGGGTAGGCGCATAGAAATAAATTCTAATGGTCTTACTGCTTATAATTCTCGTGGCGGAGAAGCTGTCTCATTAGGTCAGTATAATGATGGAGGCGGCTTATTGTTTATGGATGATGGCTCGCCGAGAGGAAGTGTCTACGGAGATAGAGAAGGATTTCATATGGGGAACATGGGACCTATTATCATAAGATCAGTTGACGATGCTACGTACTTAAAAGGACCTGTAGATTTCTCTGAGGCATTCGTGAGTGGTCTTGATCTTAAGCCGGGGAGTATCGAAGGACTTGAGGATACAATCAGCAGTTTCCGTAATGAAATAGCCGAGATTCGTGGCGATTTGTTTAATGGATTAATTGTTAATGCGACATTTGATCCAAGTTCCAGGAATCTAAAACTGTTCAGTCGTGGTAGAACGGTTGCAACAGTCAATATACCTGCTGGCGGAAGTACAAGTAGCTTGACAACATAATGTTTACTGCACCTTCTATGGATGGTAATATTAGGACATATATACTACATAGGAGGTTCTAATGATGAAAAAATGGTCATATTTGCTCATTGGTCTGTTGATCGGTGTGGTTTTTGCTACGACTGGAAACGCATTTGCGGATCAAATTAAATCTATGGTTGGGCAGACAGTGGCAGGAGAGTATAGTGTAAAGGTTAATGGTAATTCCCTGTCTGAAAACGCGATAGTCGTTGATGGAAAAGCACATGTTCCGCTTCGCGCTGTCACCGACTCTTTAGGGGCGAGTTTAAAAGTGGATGGTAAAACAATTCAAATTGAATCGTCGGAAAATTCTTCTTCAAAACAAACTGATAATATGGCACAGTCTGTTTCGAATAAATACCAAGGGTGGCCTATTTCTAAGTTAGAAGATAGAAAATCAGAGCTTGAAAAATTTGTGACTGATAGCGAAAAGGATAAAGAGAGCATGCTAAAATCTCTCGAAAAATATAGTAAATTTAAGACTGAATATTCAGGAAATGAAAAACTGATGGAAAAGCTAGATTCCGAAACAAAAGATACTGAAGAACGCATAAAGGCAGCAGAAAACAATATAGCTAAATACAAATCTGACTTAGCCGAAGTAAATGCTGCCCTCACGAAGTAATTCATGAACAAAAAGATAAAACAGGCATGGATTATTTTGACGGTTGTTGTTGGGCTTTTTATTGTAGTATGCGTTTCATCTTTTCTATCGGAGAACAAGGAACTGGATGAAGCATCTGTACCTGTAATTAATAATCATTGGTACTACGAATTTACAGATGATCAAATACAAGCGGCAATAAATAAAGGGCTAGAGAGTGATCGTAGTGATATGTTTCAAGAGGAATCTAGCAGGATAATCAAGGTTCATGAAAACAATTTGTTAGAAATGAAAGAAAATCCACCATTAGTATATTTCTACACACCAACATATCAAATCATAAGAAGAGCATATAAGGACTCTCAAAAGATGGATATGCCTTCAGTCAGTGATGTAAGACGAGATAACATAAACGAAAATTTCTTGTACTTCTCTATTGATGTAGGTATGAATAGGGAAGACGCTTACCAGAATTTCCATGCTGTCTTAAGACAGGGAGATGTCACATTACAGCCTGTAGGTGGTAAATTAGCCAGATTAGACAGTCCATCTACAAAGATTTTTTCTCCTGGTGAGGGCCAAACGAAATACACTAAGGAAGTTATTGCTCCTTTTATGATTGACGATAAGATTAATCTAAAAGAGCCGTTATATTTAACATTCATCTATTCAGGTAAGAATGATACTGCAACTTATGAAATAATCCCTTCACAACAAAGATGAAGAAAACGGTTAATCCGTAGTAAATAAGTAATCAAATACAAATACAATACAAGTATGAAAGCCTCTGATAAATCAGGGGCTTATTTTGCGTCTTGAGGGGGTGACGAAACCCATGGCAAAAATAAAATCTACATTGGATATACAACTGGATCTAACCAGACCTGTTGAGGATTTGACCGAGGTCATTTCTGCTGTTATTGCTTCGCAACCAGCGCGCCGGAAGGAAATACTTAAAGGTTTGGATATGGCAGTAGGAAATGCATTAGCAGAGATACAGGCCCAAGAAGAAAAGGAACAGAAAGTAGACGATGATAGCTCAGGAAAAGTTTCCTGAACGGAGAGACGGGGGAAGCAAGGTGGATAAGTGGGAGGTTTTTAAGTTCAGCACTGCTTTAGGAAGTAGCGCTGTGACGTATTTTTACGGTGGGTGGTCGGGAGTATTGGGGGTGTTACTTGCACTGGTCATTATTGATTATGTGACCGGATTATTTGCGGCTGGCGCAGAAGGTAAGAAGGGTACCGGACCTGGTTTAAAAAGTAAGATCGGTCTTATTGGTATCGCTCGAAAGGTATTTATTTTTACGATGGTAGCAGTATCCCATCTAATTGATGGAGTCTTAGGCGATTCGCACTTATTCCGGGATGCGGTCGCCTATTTTTATATGGCAAATGAGCTTTTGTCCATTTTGGAGAATGGCGGCAGACTCGGCGTACCTATCCCGCCAGTGATCCGACAGGCCGTAGAAGTTTTGAAAAGTAAGAGTGGTAAGGAAGGAGAGAAAGAAGATGCAACGACGAAACAGCCGTAATGCAAGAGGGATCGACGTATCCAGATATCAAGGAAAGATTGATTGGAAGGCGGTTAAGGCTGATGGTATTTCATTTGCCTTCGTTAAAGCAAGTCAGGGACAACGTTATGTTGATCCGACATTCATTACAAATGCCAAAAGGGCCAAGGAAGCAGGTGTATTACTGGGAGCATACCATTTCCTAGATGCAACCAACGTTGACGCAGCAAAAGTAGAAGCAAAGCATTTTGCTGATGTGTTGGACCAGGTTGGAGGCGCTAAAACGTTGGACCTTCCTCCGGTGATGGACTATGAAAACAATCCCGGCAACTTGTCCAAAACACTTATTAGTGCTGTAGCTTTGGCCTTCCTGCTTGAGCTGGAGAGACTTACAGGACGCAAGCCCATTATCTATACAGGCAATGCATTCGCAGCTAATTTTAACGCCTCATTGGGCGGTTACCCACTATGGATAGCCCGGTATAGTGATACTCGCGTCCCAAGCGATACAGTGACGTGGAAACGTTGGGATATTTGGCAATATAGCGATAGCGGCAAGGTAGCAGGGATAAAAGGGAACGTGGATATGAATGAGTATGATGGTACGGCGGACGAGCTGCGTGAACGTTTCACAAAGCGCCCTGAGCAGCCGGAGACAGTCACGTCCGGTACGTTCATCGTAAATGGCAAACAGGTAGGGAAGACGCTGCTCTTTAGTGGCAGGACGTATGTTCCGCTGCGTGTGCTTGCTACTGTGTTGGGCTTATCGTGTCATTGGGACACCAGTCTCAAGGTCGCTTATTTAAATGGAGCCAAGCTGCATTTTATCCAACTGGTCGAAGGAGTGGCATACGTGCAGCTCAGACCCGTTGCGGAGGCATACGGCGCTGTAGTGTCCTGGGATTCAAAAAATAAAATCGCATCGTTGAAAACGAAAGGGGATAAATAATCATGCAAACCATTATCGAAACTGTACAGCCTTATGTAAATACCATTGTCACAGCCGCTGCGGGTGTACTTACAGCGTTTGTTTTAGGAGGTCTGAACAAACTCAAGACTAAGGTTAACGTATGGTTAGAGGCGCGTACAACGGCAGCACAGAGGGAAGTAATTCATAAGATCGCTGGGGAAGGATTTGCTTTTGCTCAGACAGCTTTTAAGCAAGCTGGAGGCGAGCGCAAGCTTCAAGAGGCTTTACAGTATGCTACACTCCGTTTGGCAGAACAAGGTATTACAGTGTCAGTTGTGGAGCTTCAAGCCGCGATTGAGAAAGCATACCTGGAGTATAAGGCTAAGACAAAAGCGGTACTCGCTACTGAAGCACAGCCGAACGAGGAGACAGCACAGACCGCAGCTAAGGAAGCTGTATCGGATCTGGCTGCAAAGCTTAATGATTTCTTGGCACAGGCTACAGCTGAGATAGCGACCATTGCTCCTGCTCAGGTTCAACCTGAACCAGAGCCTATTCCCGCACCAGTAGAATCGGAACAAACACCTGTTACTGCGGATTAAGGCCAATGCAGCTACAGTTACAAAGTAATTCATCAAAAAAGTACCCTGCTGGTTTGTGCTGGCAGGGTATTGAAAATGTGTTAATTAGAAAAATTGAATTATTTGCATATTATTTTATCTTTTTATCATTGTTAATTGAAGTTACAAAGGTGGATTTATATTGTTTCATATACTAAGAATTATAGTAATTACCTTAGGGTTATTTTGTTCTCCGACAGGCATGTATAGTTTAACGAGTACGAGTGGTGATTTCCACCAAGAAGTGAAAGTGTTAAAGGTTGACAAGAATTATAGGGCATGGCAAGGTGTCGCTTCTGACGGAACAAATATTTACATTACATCTGACCGTGATGAAAATTTCAAGCTTTCCAATACGATATCTACATACACAATTGACGGTAGTTTTGTAACTGAGAAAACGAATGCTTATACAGAAACAGATCAGAAAGGGCTTTTTATGTCTTTCGGGGATTGTTACATTACAGATGGGTACCTTTACGCAACGGTATATAATTTTAATTCGGGGCCATCAACAGAGGAACGAATAAGTAGAATTGTAAAGTATAGCCTTCCTGATTTGAAACAGGTAGATGAGTTCGACATAGGGTATGGCACAGCAGAGTCTTTAGCAGAATATAATAATACGTACTGGGTAGTTTACCATGACTTAAATGAGATTAGACAATTTGATAAAGATTTTAATCTAATAAAGTCATACCCCTTATCAGAGAACTTTGGAAATGATGGTGGTTATCAAGGTATCTTTTTTGATGAGGATGAGTTATACGCTAACCTACATGGCGCCAATAAATATGGAGAAAATTATGCGCAAGGACTGGATCATTACCATTTTAATGGTAGGGAGTTTAGATTTATTGAGCGTATAAAACCCCCTACATATGGAGCAGGTCAAGGTGTTGAAAAAGTTGGAAAATTATATCTATGGGCTGATCGTCCTGGAAATAGCATAATAGTTACCGAAAAAATTAAGAATTAATTCTGTTTCCGTTTGCTAAGATGAATTTAGATGGAAAATTAATGATATACAAAAAATTACTAAGCATTGTATAATCATAACAACACATTCGGAAGCACCGTTGTGCAATCCGAAAGCATCGGTGATACCCTGCTGGCATACGCTGGTGGGGTGTTTTTCTGTTTTATAGGGGGTGCTATTGCTAAAAACAAATAAAGTATTTTCTTAGTGCTTAGGCTAAGAAAATACTTTATTTAATGTCTGTTTAATCTTCAGGTTTCAAAAAAACTTTATAGGTTATATCATGAGCTACCGAGCTTTGAGTGCTTGGGCTAGCATCAAAATTATAGTCGTACGGGTTTGTATCAAAACTATACATAACATCTAGCACACGATAAAGTTTATTATTCCATAAAATCATTTCTCCTTTTCTTGGGACAAAAGGCAGGGCAACCAGGTCGAAATTTTCAGCGTAGTAGCCCTCTTTATCATTTAATACAATTGCTAATTCGATAACTTTCAATTCCTCACCTCTCAAATGTAGAAATACTCTTTAATTAATAACTACTACTCTTGGAGGCGAAAAGCAAGATGCAGGTCCTTTATCTGTATAAAGTTGAGCAACTCCGCCGACTGTGTAAGTCCCTGGTTGACTGTATTCCCATGTTTGACTGAGAGTTACTCCCCCAGTATTCGGCCCTTTAAAACTGGTAGCTTCCGTCCAACCGGCTCCCGTTTTAAAAGAAGCATTGACTTCTCTTATAATTGAGTCCGTTGCAATACCCCACTCCACCGTTACTGTTCTTCCATTCTTAGTTACATTAAACGATTTGGTTACCCACACAGGCGCTATTATTGATTGGATACTTTCATTGGAATTTGAGGAATCAGGAGCTAATTGTGAAGAAGATGGTTCGACTGATAAGGGCTGAGCTTGAATAGAATTTTCGACTGATGAGGACTGATCTTGAGTAGGGGTGACGCTTTGGGCAGATACCGGGACAACTAATATCACTGAAATTAGAAAGGATAAAAATAGAGACGACAGTTTTTTACTCATTTTTATACGCACCTCTTCCAAATTATTTTTATACTAAATCCTTAAATATAAGGATGAAGTAAACCATTGATGGAACATATAGGTTATATTTTCCATATCATTGTAACCTCATCTTTCTATTAAATAGAGTTGTAGATTTTTGTCAACAACGCCTATGTGACGCCAGTGGGCGCTATAGCGCTGCGTGGATCTCGTTCGGATCGGAGAGAGCTGCCGCGTTCCGGATGCTTGGGCTTCAGCTCGGAGTCGCATCCACATTTTTAGCAGCATTCATTCAGCCCCCGTGCTAAATAGCTCAATTCAATTGGAGCTTGAGCCTTGAAGGTGGCTATATCCACCCTAATAAAGTATCCAAAGGATCAAGAGTAATTGAAACGCACCAGATCGAAAACAGAAAAGGGCAGGAGGAATAGAACTCTAACTGCTCTTTTTTTGCCTTGGACAACGAACACTTGTTTACATATAATATTTGCAGAGGCTTTCAGTATGAACCATACATATTGCATTTACAAAATCACCCAAAACAATTATACTTATCTTATAATCCGAAAGTATCGGTAGCACTCTGCTGGCTCAAGCCGGTGGGGTGTTTTTACGTTTAGGGAGGTTTACAAATGTTAAAATGGATATTTACCGTGTTGATAACAGTCCTATTAGCTGGATGCAGTGTACAACAAGACGTTGTAAAGACCACTAAGAGTGACTCTGTAGCCGTTCCGGTAACGCAGATATCTGCCGATACGGTTAAGCTGGAATTCCCGTCAGCCAAGTACCCGGAAACGGCCCAGCACATCAAGGAGGCCATTGCAGCAGGTAAGTCACCAGTATGCACCATAGATCGCGAAGGAGCCGATCATAACCGCGACCTGTCCCTAAAGGGTGTGCCCACCAAGAAGGGCAAAGATCGAGATGAATGGCCTATGGCGATGTGTGCGGAAGGTGGAGAGGGTGCAGACATTAAGTACATAAGTCCAAAGGATAATCGTGGAGCTGGATCGTGGGTAGGTCACAAGCTGGATAACTATGCTGACGGAACAAAAGTTGAATTTATCGTGAAATAGAAACTCTCCGCTAACCTTAATCGGTCGGCGGGGAGTCTTTTTCTCATTGCTCATATAGGATGTACCCATAAGATTTGGTATGTAATATAAAAGCCCTCCATTAAAGGAAGGCTATAAAAAATCATAAAATTGTTTGATTATAAATATGAACTAACCAAAGCGATTGCTAAAATAACAAGAATAACCATAAAAAATATTTTATAACCAGGTTGCCCGTGTGTATTTTTTTTCTTCTTAATGTAGTAGACAGCCATATAACTTATTCCCCAAATAATCACTAAAACAGCTAAAATACTGGTCATAGAGTCTCCTTACTGTGTCGTATTACAAAGGTTCAACATCAAACACTGCCGCCCATGAAACAGAAACATAAACTCCGTTACCATTGTTATTAGCGCTCATACGAGCTGCAAACAATGCAAAGTATCCTGCGACTGATCCTGAAATACCTGAAACAGGAGGATACCAAGCAGTTGCCCCTGAAACGAGTGCGCCGCCACCTGCCACACTATTATAGTAATCTATCGCTTGTTTAGTTTGAGAGTCAGTGAATTTCCGATCATATCCCCACCAAATGGTAGGTCCAGGATCCGTATTCTGCATTAAGCGAGATGGTATTGTCCTTTATGCTTAAATCGCTATTAACAGTAATTTTACCTGATTTTGATAACTCATTTAATTCATCAAAATGCTTTTGTAAATCCGATAAATTATACTGGTTATAAATACTTTCAGGAACGTCTTTTAGGGACAATACCCCATCCTTAACTTGTACATAGGGTTTTACTGCCTCAACTGCACTCTTTTGAGTTACACTTGAACTTGAATTTTGTGTGATTTGTTCTGTGGATGATTCAGCAGATGCTGCAATTGGAGCGACTGCTGTAAGAGCCAATACACCTGAAAGAATGATTGCTGTGTTCTTTAACTTCATCCAGAACCGTCCTCTCGAAATGGTATTATTTTGAACTACCAATCCAGTGTACCACAAAATAAGGAATAATTTGTGTGTTTTAAATAATTAAATGGAAAATGACCCTATAGAACTATTTGTCTTACAGTAGTCGACAATATTCAAAAAATATAATTTAGTCGAATATCGAATGACAAAAATTTCAAAACTTATTGACAACTGTTAAATTATCGACAACAATAGATTGCAATAATATAAAAGTTTTGGAATTTCTGTATGAAGGGTGGATATGACATGAAGCATACACCTACGATTCGAGCAGAATTAGATAGTTATCTAGAACAAAAGGGTTTGAGCTTAGCGCAATTTGGACAACTTGCAGGCATGAATAGGGGAATAATAAGTGCTATTGTGTCAGGGAATAAGTCTATGTCAGTTAACCAACTTGACTTAATCACTGAGGCTATGGGTTTACCAGAGGGAGAGTTTTACGATCTGTTTATAGAAAACTACATTATTGATCATCCTCCAAATATGAGGCGAATCGAGCCGTTTTTGTTTCGCTGTGCGGAGTTGGGCAAGTTGGATGCAATCCGTCGAGTACTGGGAGCCATCATGGATAATCTGCTATATTCGCCCAAGCTATTTGAAATCGCAGAAGAATTATTGTCGCAGGGACGAAATGAGGCTGCTTTGCTGCTTTATGAGGGTGTAGCTGAAACAGAGAGATATCAACATTCTGAACGCTTGGCAGTCTGCCAATATCGTATATTCACGATTCAAGTTGGAGACGACCAAAGCCGCAACCACAAGGCAGCTATACTATTTGAGCCTTATGTCGAGCGCCTAGATGAAATAGACCAGCTTGACGCATTGAAGGACTTAGCTAATGTATACAGGTCTTTGCGTAAATGGGACAAGGTAGACGAAATGGCAAGACAAATGAGAGCTAAAGCGGAAATCCAGTATAGTTTAAAACACCAAGAAAAACGTGAGTTACGAGATATTGAAAAGAGAACAAGAGGTCCGCTATTTGGATACATTGCTTATGCTGACCTATTGTGTGCAAGTGTTTGCGAAGCCCGGGGCGATTATCAGCAAGCTCTACAATATACATACGCCTATGCGGATTTAGACTGGGTTAAAGAGACCGACGAGGACACAAGACACTGGGTAAATTTGTTCAGTCAGTGGGCAGAAGGTAATGCTTACGTATATAAATTGTTGTCAGGAGAAACAAATCTACTGAATGAATATGTTGAATATATTGCTGTAACATCAGCCGCTAATGAGAATGAAAAGCTCTCAAAACTGTTGAATGTTATAATCGCAGCAAACCAGTTCAGCATAAATGTAGACGATATACTCAAACGATTTGAAAAACTAATCGGGACTTTTTCACAGCAACCATCATCAGATGATATGTATACCCGACAAGTGATACCGGATTATATCGCGTGGTTTGGTTACGAGTTAGGTTTTTATTATTTACATCGAGGAAAGTACAGTGATGGCTTTAAATATTTAATGAATGCAATGGTAAAGTCACATATAATAAATAATGAAACTTACTTTATAAACTGTATGGGGTTATTTGTTCGTTTTCAAGCCCATGCGGTTCCTGAAACTAAAGCTGAGTATTTCAATCTTATTGAAAGGGTGTGGGAAAACAATGTTCAAAAAAATGGTGCTTTTAATCATTGCGGCTAGCTTTTTGTTGATTGTTACTGTGCCGGATCAAGCCTTTAACCACCACCATAGTATTCAGCCTAACGTTACCATTGGAGGATTTTAAAGCTAAAGCTCTGCCAACCTTATGGTTGGTAGGGCTTTCTTTAGTGCAGGAATTACCACACATACGGCAGAATAACTATCTGAGGTGATCAGCATGAACCATACATATAAAGTGTTAAAGTCAGATATAGAACTATTTGCAGCTGCATTAAGCCAGGTAAAGGTGTACGTTGTTCAGTCGTTAGGCGAGGATTTTATATCGGTTGTAGACTATGGTGGCACTATAGAAAAGTTTTCGCCTGAATCGGTCAAGATTGCCGGAGCTTATTACATACGGAATCAATTTGAATTTAGAGTAGATGTAAAAGACTCTACTGGGTAACTAGAGAGTCTTTTTTTTGTTTTGTTACAACATGCGAGATACTTCGACATTACTAATAAAGTAATATGAAGGTGAATGTAATCCATATTACTAGGAGGTTTTATACTATGAAGAAATTCTGTGTTTTATGTTCAACATTCTTTGTTCTCGCATGCGCACTGGTATTGTTTTTACCTCAATCAAGTTTTGCAAAGACTAGTGATAATTTTCAATATGCTGTTTGGGATAGTGATTATGCAGAAACGTCAAGCGGAAAGACATTCAAAGTTACATTCAACAAACCCGTCAAAAATGTCCACTTTGGAGTTGTCTTGGATGATACTACGAACGTGGACTTTCCATGTGATGTGAAAATTCGACTTGAACAAGACGGTCAAGTCTTCACTTGGAAAAAATTAAATTTCGATTCTGAAGGAGATAAGGATTATTCAAACAAATATAGCCAAACAATTGATCCAGGAACCTATAAAGTATACATAGAAGTTTCTAATGGTTCTGGTTCTCATTATATTAAGGGTAACGGTTATATTTATTACGATTATGCTAATTGAAATATATGACTTTAAAATAGTCCATGCTACAGCAGCTGGTCACACATTAAAAAGCTCTGCTAACCTTAATTGGTCGGCAGAGCTTTTATTATTTGAACAATTTTGAAAGCAGCTTGAATATATCAAACGTTGACCGATTGTACACCTTATTGTATGCCGCCTTACGTGGGTTTTTTAGCCATCCCCAACCCCGTGGCATCTTAATGCCTGCACGGTGTACAATCTGCCGTTTGAGGCTGGTACGAGCTGCTATGCGTTTGTTTAGGCTGGGTTTACGTAGGCCGTATTTCATAGTTATTCCTCTCTTTTACGGATCAATTTAACCACTACTGTTATCAACCCTGCTAACGCAGCAGCACTAACCAACATGGTAATAATCACAAACCAAATTGCCTTTACCATAATTTTACCTCCTAATATAGAGGAGCCTCAGACTTGCGTCACTTACTCAGTTTATATAGGCAATATTGGTTGAAGGATATGCCTTCTGCTGCTGCACGCTCCATCAAATGCTTATGCAGGGACTTTGGAGCACGTTGAAGCCACTTGCCGCTATATTGTTCCTCATTTACTGGTTCCGGTATCTCATCACCAAACTCAAGTTTTACCTCAAGGTAACCCTCCATAGCTTCTCTAACCATTTTAAGGGCTTCTTCTGGTGTGTCACCATGGCTCTTGCAGCCTTCCAACTCCGCGACTGTAGCTAAGTGGTAGCTTCCGCTTTCGTCGTTCATATGCTTAATCTGAATTGTATACGGGAGCGCCATGTAATACGCTATGTCTTTTTGGATCGGTTTTTCATTTGCCATATTAATGTAGGCTAGGATAAAATGACTTTGAGAACAAAGGGGAGGTACTACTCCCCGATGATCTCCAGTACGTCTTTGACGTACGCCGCCTTGACGGGTGTTTCAAAAGGTATCGGGAGCGTGTCTCCTGACTCATTTCGGAATATGTGATGCGAACCCTTAATTCGTACCACTATGTAACCCAGATGATTCAGGACTTTTGCTATCTCCGCGAACCTAATCCCGTTAGGGCGGTTTTTCATTTTCTCGATGATTTTATCGACCCTAGCCATGTCTCACCTCCTAAATACATGATATCACATATGATATCATTATACAAGGTTGTGAAGTGTTTTTTTTGGAATAATATTCTTAATTTTATAAGAACTCATGTTTGTATATAATAGTAACAAAGGAGTGGATCGCTTTGTTACCAGACATCGAGCGTAAGTTACTGCATATTCTTTACAACTTTTTTGCACAGAAACGACGAATGCCAACTATGAATGAGTTGGAGATCAAGACAGGTAGGAGTGTAACGGATATAAAGGCAGGACTGCTGGCCTTGGAGAAGGATAACTATATTACTTGGGAAGACAAGTCAAACACGCAGCACATTGTAGTTCTGGAGGGCTGGGAGCGGGGGCAGATCAGACCTATGTCGGCAGGAGATGCCAGTAGATATTTTACGGAATATTAAACCTCGGATAATCTGAGGTTTATTTTTTTACGTACTGGAAATGATATCCCTTGAAAGGAACAAGTGTTCGGAATATAATTTCTACATAACACATCAGGAGGCTACATAAATGGGAAAGAAACTTGAAGGTAATGGTTTATGGGAGAGTTCACGCATCATTTTGCCCGAGCATAAAGAAGGATACTTAAAACTTATGAAGGATCGCCAGCGGCGCGGTAAACCGGAGTTGGATGATCAGGAAGTACAACTGATTGAGCAAGCTCTAATAGACTCTTACAACTCACGCAACGCCGTCACGGTGACCGTATTTAGCCCGTTCGATGATACGGACATGACTGGTGTAGTTACGTCTATTAACACCGCCCGTAGGGAGGTAAAACTGTTCCGGGGTGAAGATGATTTTAGTTGGATTAAGCTGGAGGATATTATATCAGCAGGCTGAAAATAATTACCTCACATAATACATAAATACTTCCATTTAACATGGTAATTGGATTGCCTCTAACAAGTAACAAATATAGAATTAAAGCATATTTGTTACCAATTATGTGAAGGGGTTATGTGTTATGTGGGAGCCTATTAGGTTCTTGCTTTTCTCAACTGTAGAAACATTTGCGGCGTTCGTTTTAATGTTAACTATTTTCAGAGTTAGAGCTTTAGACTATGTATGGCCTGCATTGTTTATTGGATTGATAATGAACTTGCAAAGTTTCATTTTAAGGGAAGAAACTTCTTTGGCTTTTTTTGCTCCAACCATAAACATTATATTGTTCACATTATTGATAACCACTGTTGTTAGGATGCCGATTATCTGGGCAGCCATCATATCCATTACAGGCACATTTTTGTATACATTATTCCAAGCGGCGATTATATTAATGCTTTTTGGTACCTTGACAACAGAAATGCAGACCTCAGCAGAAGGATCGTTAGCACAAGCGGTAACCAGTGCATGGGTGTTAGCTATTTCGTGGTTCCTGTATAAATTTAAAATAGGCTTTACAGCAGATTATGAAAATCTACGTTTTAAGTGGGAGTATGTACTCGTTATTATCTTAATAATAGGAGTATTGGCAGCTTGTGCATTTATGTTTTACGTCAATAATTTCTTTTTGAGTATTCTATTTATTGCCTTAGCATCTGCTATGTTTTTGTATTATGCATTAAAAACGGAGCGTGATTACTATAAAAAGTCTTGACACCATCGCTCTTAATATTGCGACTCACATCAAAACAGTTGTACCTGATCATCCTTCATCTATAGATGTTCTAAAACACGGGATAGCCGTTGCGATCAATACATTTTCAATTATTTTACTGACTATCGGTATCTCATTTTTTACGGACAGAATGCAGGAAGCTTTGCTAGCGATGATATCTTTTTCAATGTTGCGCCAAATTGTAGGAGGAATACATTTAAAGAGCAATATAGTGTGTATTATTGTATCTACAGTTCTACTTACTGCTTTATCTTTCGCAAGTTTTAATTACAATTGGATCGTTATTACGTCGATAATAAGTATTGTGCTTATCTTGATTTATGCGCCGTCGAGGATAGAGGGGAGGACGCGTATATCAAAGCGGCACTATCCGTTGCTAAAGTTTATGGGAGTTGCAATTGTTGCTCTAAATCTGTGGTTGGCTTATCCGGTAGTAGCTGCCAGTTTTTTCGTTCAGAGTTTAACACTAATAGAAGGAGGTGTGAAAAATGAAGAAAACCAAACCGAGTAAAGTAAAGGCTAGTATGTATTACAATATTGCTGCAATGTTGACAACACTTGCGGTTGCTTCAGTAAGCACGGCAAGTTTGTCATGGATTCACAGTCCCGAACCACCGAAAGAATTGTTAAAGTAAGCGGGGAATGTTAAATGCTAAGTTTAACCGTATCGGCAGATCCTGGAGGTATAGAAAAGGGAGAGAATGTTTTAGTAGACAAAGTCCTTTTCATCTCTAAGGGGAGAAAGCGAGACCAGATACTGGTTCACACATTTGATAAAACATACTATATGGTAGGAACTTTGAGGCATTGGGAGAATTTTTTGAATAGTAACGGATATCGTTTTTTGAATGTGGATAGAAGTAACACTCTTAATGTAGAAAAAGTAAAGATTGTTAATGGTATCTTCAAAGATGCTTACTTTGAAGATGATATAACAAAAACATCAAAAAGGTGTCCCATCGCTTATCACCGATTTGATGAGGTTGTTGAAGAAATGGGTTTCATAAATTCCAAAATAATCTTCACAGGAGTTGCTACGAAATAGCGACTCTTTTTTTGTCGAAAATAAGTGTCTTATAATGTCGAATATTAAGAGACGTTCAGCGCCCGAATTTTTGTTGCCAAGACCCTAATATTGGGATTTAATAGTAGTATAGTTATGTCAAAAATAGATATGTTCGATTATAGACATAATTGACTTGGGAGATAAAAAAGGGAGGGGAGTAGAGTTATCTGTAAAAAGTATGGTTCAACCATACTTTTATCCGAGGGAGAGCCAACGGGCTCACTCAAAGATCAGTTCGTATAAGTCTTCCATTTTACAATCGAGGGCATAGGCTACGTTAATCATAACATCAGCAGACATTTTATCCTGATTGTTGGCCCAATTGGAAATCAAATGTCTGCTGTAGCCGGTGCGTCTAGCAAGATCGATTTGTTTTATACGACGTTCTTCGAGTAGTTCCTTTAATCGGCATCTCCCACGGGAGATTTTCAATCAGAGATCCTCCAGTAGGTATCTATTCGTTGCAAATTATATCACTGAGAGGCACTCCAGTAAATACGACAAAGGGCGTGCAACAATGCAGGAATATCGGGTAGAGATAAAACAAAACTTAAGCCGGAAAGCAGCAGCATCTCTCGCAGAAATCATTATGATCGTACACGATATAAAAGCACCTGTTACAGTAAAAGTCGTCTCACCTTTACAAGAACACAAATTATTATTGGACAATATTATCAACTGTAGTACGGGCGACTGAATGAAAAATGAGCAGGAGGGGTAAAACCTCACTGCTCATTTAGCTTTATATCGTTAAAAAATATCCCGCAAGTTACCCGCAAAAGTGCTTGTAGATTGTTATTTTTTCTTGTAGATATAACTCACTCAAAAATCGTAAAAACCCTTTACCCTTGCGGCTTTAACTCGCTTCCTGTATGCTTGTGTAGATAACGACTTATATATGTTCTACATTTGAGGTGGATAACATGAACAGAATTTATCTGGATCATGCCGCATCGACTCCTATGCATCCTGAGGTTGCGCAGACTATGATGGACATCATGACCGGTCAATTCGGCAACGCTTCGAGCGTTCATGCCTTTGGCCGTGATGCCAAGCGCACCGTCAGCGCAGCGCGGGATGCCGTTGCGGCCTCTTTGGGCTGCAAGCCTGAAGAAATTATATTTACGAGCGGAGGGACAGAGAGTGATAATCTGGCCCTGTTTGGGACGGCTACGGCAGATGGTCGTACTTCCGGCCATATTATTACAACCGCGATTGAACATCACGCCGTGCTTCATGCTTGCGATGAGCTGGAAAAAGCGGGATACCAGGTAACCTATATCCCGGTCAATGGTTTTGGGCGTGTGAATCCTGCGGATATTGAGGCAGCTATTCGCCCGGATACTTTTTTGATCAGCATGATGTATGCCAACAATGAGGTGGGCGTCATTCAGCCGGTTCAAGAAGTAGGACAGATTGCGAGAGAGAATGGAATTATATTTCATGTAGACGCAGTTCAAGCCTTCGGGCATATATCCATCGACTGCAAGAATCTCCCGATTGACTTACTTAGTGTGTCTGGCCATAAGATTAACGGTCCACAAGGGGTGGGTGCATTGTATATCCGTCAGGGTACACGCATTCAGCCGCTAATGCATGGGGGACTTCAGGAGAAGAAGCGACGTGCCGGAACAGAAAATATCGCCGGCATTGCTGGGCTGGCTAAAGCCGCAACTCTTGCCAATGCTTCCATTGAGGAGCGAGGAGCACACGATATGGCTCTTCGCCAAACGTTGCTAAAAGCGTTGGAAGGCTCTCTGGGTAGCCATGAGTTTATAATTAACGGTGATCCTGAATATTTTGTGCCTAATGTGCTAAATATTAGCTTTCCGGCCATTGGTACAGAGACCATGCTGATGAATCTCGATATGGAAGGAATCGCAGCTGCCAGTGGATCAGCCTGCACTTCGGGGTCTCTAGAGCTATCGCATGTATTGCAGGCGATGGATCTGCCTGAAGATGTTTTGAATTCAGCGATTCGGTTTAGCTTCGGTTTGGGTAATACTACGGAAGAAATGGAATACACGGCCAAGAAAATTGAAACCATATGGAAGCGGCTGCGTACTAGGAACTAG